GTTTGCATTACTAACCCATTTAACATGCTGAATAACTCGATCAGGATATATAGTAAAAATAACTTCAACTGTATCATCACTGTCAAGAACGGTTGGTGTTGTATCATAGAGATTGCAGGCCAATTTTAAAACAACTCTTGATGGAGTGTCTTCCTGTATAATCACTTCTTTATTTGGGTCACGGCCTGTAAAGTAATCGTTGCCACCACTAATTGAAACACCCAAACCAAAACCAAGAGTTCCAAAATTATCAGTTTTTGCCAGATTGTAAAGGTGAAAGCCATATGAGGTATTTGACGCAGTCCTCAAAGAGAAAAGAAATCCGTCACAAGTTACATCAACAAAATTTGCTGGTTCTGTTATTGATAAGTAAGGATCAATCGTTAATTGCCCGATTACTCCATCAGGCTCAAAGATGATGGTTCGTTCCCAATACTCCTCCGCTTCATTATAAACCCATCCAGTATCTGAAGTGTTGCCTTTATAGTCAGAGTAGTCAAGAATTAAATCGTCAAGAGTATAAGCCTTTAATTCCCAACGACAACGAATGATGTCTCCAGCATCTCCCTGTAAGGTGTACTTCTGCTTATTTACTCTTGTTGTTTTCGGGTCGCCACCATCAGAGTCGATTTCAACCTTGAAGCTGTTTGGGGTTATATCCTTAGAGGCTTTAGCTCCAATGTCTGTTTTCTCTACTGTAGTCTTGCCGAAGTTGTAATTCTCCCAAGCAAGAGACTTCTTGTCCATGTAAACCTTGGATTCACAAACGAGATCATTGTTACGGTAGAGTTTCGTAATATCATCATAGACATGGACATCCTGGGTGTCTCCGCCAACTGCCATTTTGCGGATAGCAATGCCTTCATTAAATTCTGAGGAAACATCAAGGGAAGTTGCATCATAGATAGTGGTAGAAATCAACTCTCCTGTATCTAAGTCATAGACTTGTTTGACAGCGTTTTTAGGAATTGCTCTCCAGTATGTTTCATTATAATCTACATCAGGAGCATTTCCAATATTGTTATCTACCTTGGAAGAGAAATGATAAACACCGAAAGTAACCACGTCTCCAATGCTATATTCAGCATCAATCCGAAATACAGACGGGTCAACTTGTCTCCCAAGATGAAATAGTTCTGGAGTTTCAGTTGGGTTTATTTGTTTGGCTGAGAGGCCTTTAAAGGCCATTATCTTCCTCCTATTTTAAGAAGTAAACTATCTGTTGCCTTAACAATACCCATACACATTTTCTTGATGAAAAGAAGTTCATCAAGGGTAAACATTCCGTCCTTTAACGCCTTAATTATATTATGAAAAGCATTTTCTATGATCGTAATTGGCTTCATCTGTTTTTGTGTCCCGGCGGTGATAATGCTCTGTCTCCGAACCACCATGTTGTTGCTGTTGATGCTGAAAAGAAAGAAGAATAAACCATGTATTTAATAAGTCCAGCGGTTTCACCTGCCGTTACCCATTTGTCAAAGCCTCCTTTGCCAAGGCTGTAGAATATCCAACCAGAGACAAGCCACAACATAATCGTTAAAAACGGACGGAATAAGGACTTGATATCGTTCACCCAAATGTGGACCTTGACAGGAGCGGCGTCTGCCTTAATGGATTCTGATAATCCTGCCCAAGACCCCTGTTGGGAAACAATGGCGAGTTCCTGCTCTGTCTCCTGAGCCTTGGCTTCCATGTTCAGCCTTAGCAAGACTGTCTCATGTTCCCATTCTTTTTGTAAGAAATCCTGCCGTTGTTTCTCCTGAAAGTGTTTTCCTATTGATCCTATCAGAGATCCTACAAGCCCAAATACTCCCCCGGAACCTACACTTGCGGCTGTTCCTAAGATAGCAGCCCAGTCCATAATCCCTTTGCTCCTTTCCCGAACCAATTTCGGTTTGATCTAATATCAACGTGTAAAAATGTTTTATAAAAACCAAAGCTTCCAAATCCAGCCTTTTTGCAGGCTTCAAATACTTCGTAACGGTCATGGCCAAGGAGATTAATATCAAAGGCTATCTTTTTGTGCTGGGACAAAGGAACTCCGCCGACCCTTGCATTATGGATAGCGCACCTGTGTCCCGAATTTATCCTTATGGGCTTGTCTATAATCTCCCTGGCAGTTTGCAGACAATCCATTGAAACAATATCATAATAGAATTGACCGCAGCATGGACATGCCAGATTTGGCTCGTCCGGGCTGAAATTATTCCATTCCCAGATTTTTATTTCAGAATAATGAAGAATCATTTAGATATATTAGCATTCTTTTCTTTTTCTTTTAATTTCATTTTTCTATCAGGATCGCAGTTACAACACAACCTTTCGTGATTCTTTGTTACCTTAGCCACATGAACTTCTTCGCCACACTTGGTGCATTTGATCAAAATTTTTCCCAATACTTTTTGTTACGGTAAATATGGTATACATAAATACCTGGCATAATGTAAGTATCGTAATTGTTTTTAATTAAGGCTTTCCAGTAGGCATTGTCAACTCCAAGAAAGCCGTCTATAAATCCACCAACTTTTTCCCATGCTTCACGGTGTGTCAGCATAAAAAATCCTGAAAATCCCGGATTAGGCACATTGCCGTCGATCAGTTGCGCTGTGTCGCCGAATTCTGTCCATCGTTTCTTGGCATATTGCATGTGGTTCATTATGTCGTCACCGTTGGGAGCGAACCGGTCGAGCTGATATGCACATGCTATCCTGTTAGTTACTGCCGTAATCCACCCAGCCTTGTGATCAAGCCGTTCAATTACGTTTATGCACGCATCAAAATAATGCGGACACAAGATTAGGGCGTCATGGTCCAAAAAGAGAACCCAGTCGTTAACCGTTTGCATTGCTTTATTGTAAGCCTTGCCGAGCTCCATGTTCGGTGCGTATGGGATTATTATTTCCATTTTCAGGCCTGCATGCTCCTATTGGTGCGTCGAAAACTATCTTGTCTAACCAATGCACTTTTGATGCTACTTTAAATGCTTTTGATATAAAAAAATAGTCTCCAGCTCTTGGCTGGCACCAGTGGTTCGAGAGATTTTGATATATTTTATTTGAAACTACGAAATTAGGGCTGCCAATGGTTCCCCTTACAGCGACATTTTTGCCCCAATATTCCTGTGGCGGGTAAAGCTTTCCTCCAATATAACCTTTGACGATGACTATATCAGGGTTGAGCTCTTTGTGAATTTTTTTTAAATCAGAAATGAAATTTTTGTAGATAAGACAGTCATCATCGTCTAATACATAGACATATTCTCCTTTGACTGATTGTCGTATTTCGTGTATCTGGGAGTTAGCCCAGAACAGCCCCCTGCCTACGTTGTCCTTTATCAACATATGGTCGAAGTCTGTTGATGTCTGGTTGTTTACCAGTGCCAAACAGCGCGACAGCTGCCTCGGTCGCTTGTAACAGCGTGTGATTATGCTTAAAAACAGTTTCATTTTCTTTAAGCCAGTTGTCGAGTCCCGAATTTAAGTCTTTTTCGAGTTTATTTTCCATTCTCCCAACCTCTTTTCTTAACCTTTTTACGTTGGCAGATGAATATTGTAAATGCGTCAATGTTAAATGATATAGCGCAAACAGGTATGACTCGCGATTGTAATTAAACACAAACCTTGATGCTGTTTTAACCCTTGTTTTTTCAAAGTTTGAAAACTTGTCTATAAATGACTTTGCACCGGCTCCGATCATGTCGAGGTTTTTTGTCCAGATACCATATCTTAAAAGTCCCATTGATATGTCGAGGCTTTCAGGATCTTCTTTCATTGCAACCTGCAACCATTTAAAGCATTTTTCCTGGTCGCTTTGTTTCATAAACCCAATTATAAGAAGATAATATACCGAGTTATTGAATTTGCCTTTCTTTATTTTTTTTCTGCACAAAGCATATTTTTCCGCCCATTCAAGGCCTTTGTCTAAATCATCCATAAAGTATGTATATGCCTGGGCAATGTAATGCATTGAGTCGTAGTCTCTTGGGTTTTCGACAAGGCATTCTTTTAAAAGCCCGATTGTTCTTTTGGCTTTTGTTTTTTTCTGAAATTCATCAAGGTCGTATCCGTAATGCTTGAATCTTGCTTTTGTGAAAAGGCCGACCTTGCCTTTAAAGACAGGCTCGTTGTGAATTTTACGCCGATACTTAACTTTTCCTTTCCTGAAAATACGAACCATCTGTGTTGTTGCTGCTATCTGACCTTTCACCATATCGTCCATTGGAAGGCCGATTGCATGGATCTGCTTGGGAACCTGTTCAAGAAATTTCGTGAACACATGTGGTAGGCAGTTATCGAGAAAGACCAACTCTTCGTCGGCATCTATTTGCATAATCCAGTTGCCGGTAGCATATCCGAATGATTGATTGCGATGCTTGGCAAAGTTGTTTTCCCAGGGATGATAATAAACCTTACAGCCGAAATCTTTTGCAATTTTAACTGTCTGGTCCAGGGAGCCTGTATCAACGACAACTATTTCATCACAGACTGCACGAATGGAGTTCAAACAACGAGGCAGGTTCGCCTGCTCGTTCTTGACGATCATCGCTGCTGATAATTTCATTTTTTTGCTTTTAGGGCGTCTGCAGGTTGTCTTTTTCGAACTTGACGCGGGCTTCATCAACAAGGTCCTTAACTTTGTCAATGATTTCTTCCCGGGCCATTGTTTCAGGCAATTTTACCTTGAATCGCTCACCGGCGAATGTGATGATCATGTTTTTGTTTTTCAAGGCTTCAATTTTTTTTAACAGAGTTGAAAGGTCACCAGCACCATAATATGTGCCGATGTCGAATGAAAATTGCTGCAAGTCAGCATTCTTGATCGCTTCATCGATGACTTCTTCATCAGGGACAAAAGGGGTGTTTTTCTCCCCGACTTTTCTTTCCTTAATGAAATCCTCGATTGATACTTCAGCTTCTGGTTCCTGTATTACAATTGGATCTTTGGGCGGATTGATAATTTCAACACGGTCGGCATTGACTTCATTTCGTATAAAATCAACATGCATTTGCACACACAGCGTGCCGTCTTTTTGGATAATAAAATCATGGCCGTACGCCCGGATAACCGTTCCAACAGGATTGTGCTTATACACCTTCGGATCTTCTTTTAGTCTTACCCAGATTTTACTCATTTTACCTCTCCCCGTGTATTTTTTAAAATGGAGGGGCCATTTGGCCCCTCCTGGCCGATAAGCTTGGAACGAACTTAGTTGCTGATTGATGTTAGCCTGGCGAGTCCTTTCCGGTTGAACAGTGCCATGTTGGCATACTGCTTTACACGCCAGATGTCGACGTCCTTTGATTCCTGCGGACCGACATATTGCACCTGGATTCCGGCAGGCACTGAAGAAGGATGGATACCGGCGATTCCCACCTTTTGGGACCCATCGTCCCAGACACCGGCCCACACCGACGTAAGGGCGCCGCCTGTGAGTGCAGCTCCGTTGGCAGTTTCGGTAATCGGCAGATAATCGTTTTTGAAAATCGGGATATCTTCGTAAACCATTACCTTCCGTCCACTGGGCATTTCCATGGCCCAGTCGCCCGGGGTACCGCCAAGTGCCCGGAGCAGAGCCCTGTAAGATCGAAGTGTTCTGGAGTTCATCATAATCCAGTCCACCTGGCCATCCTTTGCAAGCACCAAATCAAGCAATTCATCAAGCAGCGCAAAGGAAAGCGCCTGTGTCGTAGCTGCAGTTGTATACTGCGGCGTTGAACACAAAGAATGAAAGCTGTTCATCTGAGGACTTGTACCTGTACCGGTAGCCATGCCTGTCTGGAAAAGTCTGCCGAGAGATTTTGCTTTGAGTGAAATTTCGAGGGCAGTCTGGTCCACACCCGCACTTACGGATTGTGCCTGTACCAGTCCGTCCATTTCCGCATCACCGATCAGCTTGGTCGCACTGTATGTGACCTGCGTAAAGGTGGACGCTGTTTTTGCTGTGCCGGTAATTGTAGCGCCGACAGAAGCTACTTCTGTTGGGCCGAGGGTTAATTCGCGGTTTACCACGATTGCCTGGCCGTCATATCCCATAAACGGGAAAATGTCGAACATGGGGTTGATTGTGATGAAATCCTCGGCAACACCACGAACGATTTCGTTATTGATAAGTAAAGCGGCTTGCGCCAGAGATTGTGTAGTCACGAGAGGCCTCCTTTTTTACTGAAGGGCCTGTCTGTCTTTCATGTCTTTAAGGCCCTTCTTGATCCTGCTGGCACCGTAGACATCACCATGGTCCTGATCGTAACCACCGCCAGGATGACCATGTGCCCGTGGGCCGCCAGGACCCGAGTTCATGATTCTCGCTTTCTGAGGATGCTCGTCTATCATTTTTGCAATGGCTTCATTAAAATTTGCCGGCTCTCCATGATTTTTTTGCGACATAAGAATTTTTCCATCTCTGCCGAGTGCAATTATTTTTGCCTCTGAGCCTTCTCCGTCAACCGCAAACCTGTTTCCGAAAATCGCAACAGCATCGTCGGGTGGATAAATTGTTTTTGGTTTTTCACCGGAGAAAAAATCGCTTTTGGCAAAAGCTGATGTAACAAGAAGGTGTTTGATGGTATTATTTTTTGTCGAGATAACGGTATCTTTTTCTGACATGGCTGAATTATGGCTTTCTATAAGTGTTTCTTTTTCAGCCTGGAATGATTCGTTCATTTCAGACTTTAAAGCTTTTATACCGTTTGCATCAAGGAGTTCCTTGGACTTAAAGTTTTTCACGGTTTCCAGCGCCTCCCGCGCCTTTTCCGGATCAATGTCTTTATAATCGGACTTAAGTTTTTTGACATTGTTTTGATGACGTTCTTTTTCGTCCGTTAGGTTGCTGATTCTGTTTTCATAGTTACCAATTGTTTTAACAACATCCAGTGGACTTTCCGAACCGTCTTCATAAACATAAACCGGTAGACCGTCCTGCAAAACTACGTTTCCATCCTCATTTAGCTTGATTTGCTTAATTTTCATGGCATCCCGCCTCCTGTTTTAGCGTCCCGCTAATGGTTTATTCCTTGACAATTGTTTAACATATCTTTTAAATAAAACTAAATGTCAAGGAGAAAATTATGGCCAGACGATCAAGATTTAAAGTCGAAAAAATGAAAAGGCAGGTCAAAGTAGCTAAAGTTCTTAGAAAAAACCCATACTTAAGTCATTCTGAGTTAGCAAAAGTTTTAAAAGTTTCTCCAAGTACAATAGGCGCCGATATTGCTGAAATAAAGGCAAACTGTGTGCGTATGTCCACTGAAGATTTTTTATTTCATCGAAATAGAGTTCTTAGAGAAATCCATGACATGAAGCAGAAATGCCTTACTCAGCTTAACAAGCTTAGAATGGAACCATCAAAAGGTACACGCTGGGTCGAGGAGTATACCAAGCTGATTGAAAAAGAAGCAAGAATTCTTGGACTTTACGCACCAGAACTTAGGATTATGGCATTGAAAAGGCTTGATCCTGACAACGTGGACAAAGAACAGCGTGATGCTGCAATAAATGCTGCTGCATACGGACAAGACTCTGAAATTATTGATATTACACCACTTCAAATAGCATACGATGAAAACTAATTTAAAATTAGACCTTTCAAGAGTATCAAACGAAGATCTTGCATATAAATATCTTGGCTCATATATAAGTTTTCAGAACCCTTCATATAGAGTATCGAACCATACCGCACTTTTATGTAATGCCCTTGAAGCGTTGGAGTCAGGCAGAATTAGAAGGCTTATGATATCAATGCCTCCGCGTCATGGAAAAACACTTCATGTAAGCGAGCACTTCCCGGCCTGGTACATGGGCCGTAATCCTTCACACCAAATCATAGCAACAACTTATAATTATGAGCGTGCGGGTGATATTGGGAGGTCTGTTAGAAACCAGTTTCTCGATCCAATACATAGCAGTTTTTTTCCTAATTGCAGAATATCTCCGGACAGCAAGAGTGTTAACAAGCTTTCAACAATTCAAGGCGGGAACTATTTTAGTATCGGTGTTGGAGGAACTGTTATTGGCCGTGGTGCCAATTTATTTATTATCGATGACCCCGTAAAAAATCGTGAAGAAGCTGAAAGCAAGTCTACCCGTGAAAAAATCCAGACTTTTTATAAATCCGTAGTTTATACCAGATTGCAGCCGGACAACAGAATCGTTGTAGTTATGACACGGTGGCATTTTGATGATCTTGTCGGTTGGCTTTTAAAAGAAAAAAAAGACAAGTGGGTTGTAATTTCCATGCCGGCAATCGCAGAGGATGACTGTCAATACACCAAGCGTACTGTAGGTGATGCACTGTGGGAATCAGACTATTCCCTTGGAACATTGCTTCAAATCAAAAAAAATGTCGGCACGCGAGAGTGGCTTTCTCAATACCAGCAGCGGCCCCTGAACGAAGACGGCGATATTTTAAAACTGGGGTGGTTCGGCAGATACAGTGAGCTTGAATGGCAGATCCATGAATCAAGGTGCAAGGCTACCGGTCATATTCCGAGTGAATTGCCGTTTAAGATCAGGCAAATTGTCATGAGCTGGGATACTGCCTTTAAAGAAGAAGAAATAAATAATCCATCGTCCTGCTCTGTCTGGGGAGTTGGCGAACACGGATATTATTTACTTTATGTTTATAATAAACGTATGGGATTTCCAAAGCTTAAAAAGACTTGCATTAGGCTGTGGGAACTTTATAACAAGTTTATCAAATCACCAATTCCGGTTCTTATAGAGGACAAGGCATCAGGGCAAAGTTTGATACAGGTGCTTAAATCAGAAACAAATATTCCTGTAATTGCAATTTCTGCTGAAAGGAGCAAAAAGCTTAGGGCCAGCGAAGTTTCCCCTGTGGTGGAAGCTGGAAATGTTTTTTTACCGGTATATGCAGATTGGCTTGAAAAAACTGAAACACAGATTTCGCAGTTTCCATTGGCTGACGAAGATGATGATGTGGATTCAATTACACAATTCTTGCGCTGGGCCGCAAAGCCTAAAATGAGGCGCAGAAAGTTGAGGTTTTGGAAATGAGCAAAAAAAATAAAACCAAAGTGTCAAAGCCTGAAATAAAAAAGGTAGGGATGAGGAAAGAAGAGCTTGAAGAAAAGCATGCGTTGTATAAAGTCAACATTGAAGAATGGCAGCTTTACGAACTTGCATATAACGGTGGAAGGCCATTTATTGAATATTGCCTCCACAGATATAGCACGAAGGAGTCATTAAAGAATTGGGCTGAGAGGCAAAACGACGGTTTCGTATTTAATTATGCAAAAACAATTGTTGATTTGTTTAATTATTATCTGACCGAAACTGATACCAGTCGTCAACTTGGTGGGCTCGAAGATGATGAACAGTGGAAAATGTTTTCGAAGGATGCTGATTTGATGAATTCCGATTTTGTTAATTTAATTGACGAAACGCAAAAATTGTCTTCAGCATCAGGATCTATTGGAATTTTGGTTAACAAACCTGGTGGAATTTTTAAGAATGTTCAAGATGAAATAGATAGCGGGGCATATCCATATGTTGCCTTGTACTCCTTACCGAATATTTACGACTGGAAAATTGAACGTAATTCGAGAACGCACCGGCCAATTCTTACTTATTTAAAACTTCGCGAGGAGGACGGATCTTATTTGCTTTGGTGGCCTAACAAATGGGAACATTGGGAGCTTGACAAAAAGACCAACACACCTAAATTGCGTGGAGAAAGCACCAATCCAATTGGAGAAATTCCATTTATATGGATGCCCAATGTAAAACGTGTGAAACATTCATATCTTGGGGTAAGCGACATTGTCGATATAAGCAGAATTGTTTCCAGTATTGTTAGAAACCTGTCATGCGGCGAAGAAGTTATCAAAATGGCTGGATTTCCGATGTTAAGGGTCCCCATGGAAGACGGCAGCTCTCCGGAAGAAGGCGATGACGATAAACAAGAGGAAGTTGGTGTAAGGGCAGTGCATCAGTTCGATCCAAACTATGGAGACGCCGCAAAGCCTGACTGGATGCCGACAGAAATAGCAGAACCGATAGAGGCTATTTTAAGCTGGATTGACAGAAAACAAAACGAAATATTTAGAATTGCACATCTTTCTGGGGTGGCCGGGCAGCGGACATCCAATGAGGCCCAGAGCGGGTTGGCATTAAGATATAATTTTAGGCAGCTGTTTAGTGTGCTCAGCAAAAAATCAGATAATATGGTTGAAGCTGAATATCAGATTATAAGGCTGTGGCTTAAATGGCAAAATAAAACAGAGCTGTTTCAAAAAATAAAAATTTCAAGGAGTAAAGAGTTTTCAATTGACGACCTTGCTGTTGCGCTTGATAATGCGTTTACGTCTATGCGTAATATGGCCAGCAAAACTTTCAGGGTTAAACTGCAGATGAAGGTGGCTTCAATGATGCTGCCTGATTTAACTGATGATGAACGCCAGAAGATTGAAAACGAAACTAATAGCAAAACTCCTGAAGAGATACCGCTTTTGGCAGATAATTTTCACAACGAAACCGGAGGCGGTGCTAAGGTTCGTCCCGCTGATCAAGCTTAGTCAGTGACCAAGCTTTCTTAGTCAGCGACCAAGCTTTCTTAGTCGGTAACCAAGCTTTCAATGCCCTCAAGTCCGAAAACACTTGGATTTGGGGGTTTTTCCTTTTCTCCAAGTTCATAATCGATTTGAAGATGACACAAGGTTTTTCGATATTTCAAGTTTTTCTTTGATTCACTTATATCCTATTTTTTCCATAAGATCGTCAATTATTTTCTGCTCACGTGTTACTGCTACATAAAGATCTTTTTCATTGCACAATTCCGAGCTGCTTGTGGTTCTTAGCTCGCTTGAATTACCTCTGAAAAATCTGCAAAAATACGCAATACATGGGCTTGCGTAAGCATGAGATTTTTGTTGGCTTGTAACAAAGCCAGTCTCCATGGTTGGCATGTATATTATTTGGGTACCGGGCTGAAGTTTTCCGCGCGGTTTAAACAATTGAAATTTAGGCATTTGGATCTAAATCTATTACTGTTCCAAAGGTTGGGTTGCTTCTTCTTGTTGGCGCCGAAGTGTTTAGCCAGAAAACTTCATAGTCCGGGATGGGCCTAATTTGATTGTAGGTGTATTGTCCTACCCATAGATCTGTAAACCAAAGTAGAACTTTTGGCTCGATGCCATTTTTTTCAATATAGTCTATTACCGGTTTATATGAAGTGCCGCCACCGCCCCTAATCTCAAGTTTTATCGGCAAATCTTCAGGGGTTACTTCCTGTTTGTGTCTTACATGAGTGTCATGAAAAAGAATAACGATTTTTATTTGTGGAAATTCTTCAAGAATGCCGGATATTTCAGATGCATATATCTGCTGTTCATGCTTTGACACAGACCCGCTGGCATCGACCGCAATGGCCAAGTCAACAATTATTTTATCATACAGCGTTGGAATATAGATTTCATCGAATTTGCGGTTTGGCCGCGCCATTGAGTAATCATCCCTTGTGATTTCCTCCATGATATCCCTGAGCTGATCTTTATATGTTACCTGTGGCGTAGTGTGCGCCTCAACAATGTCTTTTAAAAACCCCGGAATATTGCCTTGATTTTTTTCAATCTGCCGAGCAGCGTTTACAACCCTGTTTTCAAAGTCGTGTTTAAAATCTTTTAATTCATCTCCTTTGAGCTGCTCTTCAGTCTCCATGTTCATTGGCGGTATTGTGCCGCCGCAGCCGCCAGGATCTTTGAAATTATCTAAAGCTTTGTTTAGGTCTGATTGATCTTTTTCTTTTCCATTATTTTGTTGACGGTTCTGTTCATTGTTCTGGTTGTTATTATCAGCGCTTTCTTTAGGTCCGGACAAACTTTTAGAATTTCCGTTTCCAGGCTTTTCCTTCGACGAACCAGAGTTCTTATTCGTTTGAGATTTGCCATTGTTATCCTGCGTTTTCTTTTTACATTGGCCATTCTCGTCTCCGTCTTCATCACCACTCCCTTTATTTCCGGAACCATGCTGTCCTTGTTGCTGCTGCTGCTGTTGTTTTTCTTCAAATAATATGGAATAAATTCGTTCGGCCGCCATGTCGTTAAATCTCGATTCATAAAGCGGCTTGCCTGGCAACTTTCTGTTTTTGTTAACCAGAATTGGATTGATTGCATAATCACAGGCCATTGACCACAAATCTCCATCAAAGTCTGTAGATTTTTCTATATCAAACTGCCTGAGTGGATGCTTCATTGCCCCGTGTAAAACTTCATGCTCAACGAATCCCATAACTTCTTCAATTGAATCTATACTTTCGATCCAGTCAGTATTGTAGATTAAAATTTTACCATCAGTTACCCCTGTTGGAATTCTATTGCATTCAACTAGTTCAAGGCCGAGCGCAATTGAACCATAAAACGGCTCGTCTCCGGTGCCAAGTACCAGCATTGTTCGTGCCCGTCTGATTCTTTCATTGGCTGTCATTTCTTCAAAAGATTTTATCATATTTGCGATTGTCCCATAATGGCAGACATGTCTTCTTCAATTTTCTTGGCTGCATTTGCCGTTGTTTTTCTGGCCATGGCATCTTTTCTTAATTGCCCCGGCGTGAATTTACAGAGTTCATCGCCTATCCTTTTTGTCATTTCGGTAAGTTGCGGATCATTGTTGATGTTTAGATCTGGCAATACCATTACTATATCTTCAAGGTTGTTAACCAGCGTATCAAAAATTTTCGGCTTTTTGCCTTTTGGCTGTTCATTTAAAATTTCAGACATTCGTTTAACAGGGTCAAACAGTCTATGCCATAAAGACTCAACAACATCCTGGATGTTTTTCTTTTCATCCTGGTTGAATTTTTCCTTGAGTTCTTCAAGGGTTGAATGCTCTACCTGCAAAATAAAATGATCATCTTGCGGTACCGGTTTGAAATGTGTCTCAAATGAATAAAAATCTTTTACTTTTTTTGCGTCCGGGTAGTCCTGTTGCTTAAACGTACTACCGAGCCTTTTTCTGCAGTTCGAAATTACAGTCGGCCATCTGACTACAAGATCGTCTACTTTTGCAAAAAAATCGTGCTTGAATTCCTTCATTGTTTTCGTATATTTTAAGATCAACGTGGCCGGCAACAAACGATAATGCCCCCTGTCCCATGGAACCGTCATTCTGCGATGGTATTGCCTTGCAGCTGTGGCCACCTGAAGAATGGGCCTCACATCATTTCTGTCTATTTTGAATTTGCGATAATATCCTGCACGTTTATTGTTTATCCCGACAGCCCTGTGAGCCGCGTTAGTTACCTCAAGATCCTTCATCGATAGGCCTAATTGAAATATTTCTAAGCTTATCAGTGTTGCTTTCTGGGCTATCATTTTTTACCCCCATTCTGTTTAATGTAAGCCTTGAACATTCTGAATATATAACTTTTTTATAAAACTCTTTTAAGGCTGCCTGAAATCCCTGATGATCTTTTTCGACAAATTTATATTTGCCTGAAAAATCAAAAATGTATTTTAATTCATTGATCGCTTCAAGGCTTACTCCACCTGGTTCTCTAAAAACAACTTCTTTTTTGGCAGCATTTCTGAAAGCTATCGGAAGATGATTCCAAAAATAAACATTCATTTTGCCAAAGTTGATTGATATTAAGCCTATTTTTTCATTTAAAAACGAAAAAGAGAACATTATTCATTACCGGTAAATAGCAGAACATCTTGATGGTCAATTTGCCATTGAATAAAACTTTCGGTTTCCTGGACGTTTTTGTTATGCGCAATTGAATCCCTTATCATCATCATCATAAATTCTTCAGAAATGCGTTTGCTGAATTTTATAATATTGTCAAAGTTTTTTCTGTTTGCCCGGGTTGCAATGGCTTCACACACAGCATAAAGCACACTGTCTTTTGTTGGGACTTCGCATTCTTCGGGATTTCTGATTATAGAATTTATATCAGGCAACTCTCTGTATAGCCTTAAAAAGCTCATAAATTCTGAAGCAAATTCTTTCCCGGCCGTTCCTTCAAAAATTTCAAATTCTATCTCTTTCGGAATGCCGGCTTTCAAAAACTCGCCGCATCTTGCAATAGATCTTGGAGTTGCTGAGTTGAGAAAATCTGAAGTTGCCTTAAAGCCTTCAAGCAAGAACCTTGGCCTGAATCTATTGAAAGCAATGTTTTCCGGCGGCTGTTTTGTTTTTATGCCCCAGCGGCACCAATCATCCACATCAGTTTCAAGGTGCACTATCGTTGATCTGTTTTTTAAAGGCTCAAGAATGGACGTAACTGCAGCCTTGTCTTGACGCCTGTTTGACAGCATAATAAACGATACTTTGTCTGATATTTTTTTACCGTTAATTGTGCCGCCCCATACGAGCTGCATGGCTGCTGCCTGGACTGTTTTGGCTGCCTGACCCATATCGTCCATGATGACGCCGGTTAATTTGTCAGCGTCTACCATTTTTCTTAAATTTCCATAAGCCAGAAAATCAGCTGCTTCAAGACCTGTGTCCGGATCTACGAATTTAAACGGAAATCCTTTATAGTCAGTAGGGTCATCAACAACAGGGTGCATTAAAATTACATCTGCATTCATTTTTCTTATACCCTGCATTGAGATGTCAGTCTTACCGCATCCAGGCGGCCCCACCCCCATTAATGTGAATTTATTTGCAAGGCATAGACAGACAGTTTCTAAAAACTGGTGCGGCTTCAAAGGCACTCCTCCTTTTTAAGTGTTTTTTTATTCAAATTGTATATTGTTTTTTTTTATTTTATAACAAGGCGTATAACATCAAATGCTTCGGCGTATTGCACGCCTGCTTGCATCCCTCTGATTACTGCAAGGGCTTTTATAAATTCAGGTTGCATGTAGGTTTTTTTCATTTGTGACTTATGGTTTTGCAGTGCTTTTATTTTTTCGTCAAGATTTTTTTGCGAGATTTCAACAAATGCCGTGTTTTTAAAAAACCTTAAGTTTTGAGGCATTTCATATCCAAAAATGTTTGTATGTTTAAATGCTCGCAACCCTTCTTTATAAACAACTTCATGGTCTTGATGCATATCGTTTGGACATGGCAACAAAATAAAGTCTGGGTTAAACTCGTTTTTTTTCGCGATTAGTCTTTCAAGAATTATTTGTCGATCTTTATAGAAGCTTCTTACGTGGTGATTCCAGAAAGAAATGTGTTTTATGCCGAGAACGTTCATGCTTTTACGCCCTTCTTCTTCCCTTCCAGAACCTGATATATGCGGCTCAACTTCACATCGACTAAAAAATATAGCATGCATGTTTACTTCAAATTCAGCTGAAAATCTGCTTAAAGTGCCAGCACATCCAATTTCGTCGTCTGGGTGTGGGCACAGTACTAATACTTTTTTAAAATTGTTAAGCATTTTATTTCTTTAATTTTTTGATTAATTTTGCCGGACTTCCAAAATATGTCCCTGGCTCAATACAATTTTTTGTTACAAAAGACATTGCACCAATAATAACATTTTTTCCTATAATAACAGATGGTCCCAGAACTGAATTCGCGCCTATAAAGGCCCCTTCCCCTATCAATGTTGGTCCTTTTTTATGGAATTTGTAGTCATCGTAAATCATCATTACATTTGGTGCTATGAATACATTGTTTGAAATTCGTACATTCCTGGCCACAGTTGCATTGTATCTTAACGTTACATTGTTGCCTATAACACATTTTTCGGAAAATTTAACGTAACTGTCAATAAAAACATCATTAAAAATAGAAACATTTTCTGATATTAGAACATAATTTTTTATATTGCAATTTTCTCCGATATAAATACCAGATTTTAATATGCAAAATTTTCCTATATTAGTTGAGCGTAAGATTTTAACGCCAGGCGCGATCCATGATGTCGGATCTATCATTTTGGAGGATACTCCTTTGTTGATTTAATTATGCGTGCCGGGTTGCCTATAACTTTTTTGTTGTCCGGAATGTCCTTCAACACCACAGAACCGGCGCCTACAGTTACATTTTTGCCAATTTTAACTTTATTTCTGATTATTGCCCCAGCACCTATACATGAACCGTCACCAATTTTTACGCTGCCGCAAATAATTGCTCCATTGATTATAACAACTTCACGGCCTATTTCACAGTTGTGTCCAATATTTACAAGGCTGCCTATTGTTGAATAATGTAAAATTCTTGTTTTTCCAAATATAGCACGCTGGATGCATACATTATTTCCTATTTTTACATGATCTCCAATTTCAACTGTTCCTATATGTAAAAAATCTGTGAAATTATTATTATTGTCCCTTGCTATGTTTATCCCGGGGTATCCAATTGAGCAGTTTGCTCCTATGTGGCAATTTGTCCCCATATAAGTGTTTACAATACTAGAGTTGTCTCCAATCCTAAAAGATTTTTTTGCAATTGCATGCTTGTTTTCAGCAAGATTCGTAAAAAATTTTTTAAGCACCATCGCAAGGACATATTTCGGGTTGTCGACACATATGGTTTTTTCATAATAAAATGCGTGTTTTGGGGCTATTACAAGGCCGGCAGTAAACGGTTTTTCCTGTAGTTTTTCAGTTGAGTTGACCCAGGTAAGTGTTTGTGGATGGTTGGCATCGTTTATCGACGATATTTGCAGAATCTTTGAATCGTCAGAAAAATTAAGGCATTTTCCATTATAGAGTGTTTGGATAAATTTTACGATTTCATTGAATGTAGGCATTGTCTGATTTTATCTTCCATTCTTAGCCAGGCGTGCAGTGTTGTGTGGTTGTTTAAAACTTCTTCACGTTGCAGCCTGCCTACATTTTTGGCGTGTTTTTTATTCTTTAAAAATAAATTAATTTTATCTGCTAATTCCTGATGTGTGGCCCAATCCTGGTAGCCTTTTTTAAACAAAGTGTGTACTAAAGCTTGCCTTGGAGCTATATGTGGAATTCCCATGGCCATACAGTTAAAAAGTCTGTTTGACGTATAATGTGTAACGTCGTTTTTACTAAAATCTGTTCTGTTCATAATGCCAACGGTTATATATGCCTGGGAATAATACCTTGGCACTGAGCCTGCCCGACGACGTGTGAGTGAATTTATGTTCTTCGGCCAGCCGTCACCAATGGCTAAAAAGTTGAAATTGTTATTTAAAAACGTTACTGTTTGCATTCTTAGACCTGAACCCCAGTTATTTCCTGCAAAAATAACGTCATATTTTTTTTCTATTCTTGGATTAGCCTTATAAACGTTGGGGTTGGCTCCCTGGTGAACTAATTTAATTTTTGGCCATGTATTATTTATATCGGGCTTTTTCCATGTAAAAAATCCTATTTTTGCATAATTTAGAAGCCTTACGATACTCTGTGGTAATGGATAGCGATAATCTCCCAAAAAATAAGCCATGGGATACTTTTCAACCAGCTTTTCGATTACATTGATATCATATTGCTTGTTTACAAACAAAAAATCAGGATTGAACTGGTTTATATCCCTTACCGCTGATACAGGGTCCCAGAAAAACTGCTTTGCACACGTCTTTGACACAACGCCAAACTGCGTCCGGTCACCCCATCTGCTGCGCATCAGAAAAGCTATTTTCATGAATTTAATGCCAAAATTGTGATTCTGTCTTTTGGTTTGTTCGGCTCATGCGGGACCATGATTTTATAAGCCGATGTGTACCCAATTTGAGCCAATATTTCAAACAGAGATTCTTCTGTTGGCCAAAAACTGACTATATTGTCAATCGAAGATTTTAGTTTGACTTTTTTTTGTATTGATTTCTCCAATCATCAGCCATCGGCCACCAAAATATTCAATTTCAAGGTTGTTTATGATCGATTCATAGCGATTGCGAATTTTTTGTTCTGATTTAAAATGGCGAACGTGTCCGGCTGAGTTAAAATCAGGAACAGATGTAATAACCTTGATTTTTCTGTCGAGGGCTTTTACTTTGTTCAGAATTTTCAGGTCTTCGTTGATGTGTTCCAGAAATTCCAGTGCAACAAAAACATTGAATTTTTGGAGCCTGAAAGAGATGTCGTCATCATCCGTAAGATCGCGAACAAGAAAAATTCCAAGCGGGGCTTTATTTAAGGCAAGTTCGATTGCAACCGGGCTAAAATCAATGCCAAAGTATGATTTTGGCTTTACTTTTGTATATACATACTGGGCAAATTGTCCGGATCCACACCCGGCTTCAAAAATAACGTCATTGTTATTTAAATGCTTGACTGCCGCCGGCCATAATCCGCATTTAAAGCATGAATTTTTCGTATAGTCGCCAAAATATTTTTCGCGGCGTGTATACATTCCATCATAAAAAGTTGCTGGCTGTTCAATCCCCATGGTGTAATGTCCTTTTTTGCCAGTACGGCTCGAATATTGTTTTTTCAAGCCTTCTGATAACAGTGTGTTTTTCAGTTATAATTGCATCTGTTGTTGATGGTGCAGCATCACATCTTGCAAAACCTTCCAGCGGATGTAGTAAAATTTCACATACTTCATGAAATGCAGCTTTTGCAATGCTTTTTTGAGAATCTTTTTCTGTTTCGAGGCTAAGCCCGATTCTTGCTGCTTTATTTGATTCAACAGCCTGGTACCAGGCAAGATATCCAAAGTCAGTATCGTCGTTTAATATATTACTTGGAGGTTCTTCCGTGGTAAAATGTATGTTCCAATCAAAAAGGCCAAAATCACTTATCCAGTATTTGGCCTCTGATATAAAAAATAAAAAATTTTCTTTGTTTTTATCTTGATTCATCAACAGTGTCCATTATTTCCTGTAAGGCATCATAAGGAATTGTGAAGCCGTAGTTTGCTATAAATTCAGCATCTTTTTCTACGGTTGTCGGCCTTCCAAGGGTTGAAGCACGGATCTTTCTTTTTCCCATTTTATTTTCTGTTACGACAATGCCGACAGTTCCAAGTCTGTTTGTAAACCAGGCTTTATATAAAATTTTCATAGCAAAAAAGTTGGGCGGCTACCTTTCCTTGCAGCCGCCCGTCCCATTGTTTTATCCACATAGTTGGATTAAATAGCGGGAATCGAACCCGCGACCTTTGGGTTATAAGCCCAATGCTCTACCATTTGAGCTATATTTAAATCGGAAACAAAATGGATTTGGCTGCAATTTATTTTAAATGCGCAAATTTATTTAAGATGACTAAAACCAGCGTCCTACCGTTGGACGATTGCCCCGCAATTATGGAGGCGCTGCTTAGAAACGCGCTGCTAAGCTGTCAGAGTTTTGTCCTTATCCCCCCAACATCGCTTTTCTGTTTTTTTCAAGCCAATGGATGACTAATCCAATTTGCCGTTAAAAATAGCAGCGCCTCCATAATGGAGGGGCAACCGAGAGTCGAACTCGGATTTCCAGTTAGTTTCGGGCAAGCCCGAATAATATTCGCCATTTAATAATTAAATTACAAATGCCTGATTTTGTTAGGCGTTAAGATAACAACAATGATTGGTTTTTGTTACGTCAGGTTTTTATTGTGACGCCTTAAACAAAAACCGTTCTAATGATTAGATTAACGATAATGATAGCCTAATTAAAAATTATTCAACTCCATGAATGAAGTCAAGCATTTTTTTGCTGTCATTGCGGTTGATAATTTCAGTGTTGTTTGCTCTGGTCCTGGCTTTTTTCACAGCCACAAGCAATTTGTCAATACGGCCCAGCATTTCAGATTTTTCGGTCGGCGAGAACCGGCCGGTCCATTTTGTCGTTGTGTACATACCGACGTTGCGGGTTTTACTGGTCGTTGAGATCTGAGCCGCCAACGGCTCTCCCTTTTCGCCTTCCTTCGGAAACTTGTGAGGATACAATACAATCGGCTCCGTGACCGTTTCCGTCTGGAACCGTTCTTCCGGAAACTCAGTTTCGTAAATGCCGGGGCCTTTGTCGGCCGCCACTTTCCAGTGAACCCCGGGAGCGTATGTCGGAATCGTGTTGTATACTTTCCTGAGCTCCTTGAGCTGGTTTTCCATTGACAATAAAAACGTTGCCGGCACATCCGACATGATCGTTTTGCCGTCAATAACGATATCTGCCTTGGCCAGCTGGTTGGTCATTTCGCGCTGCAGTAAAAGATCGAAATAATTGATAACGGATTTTGTCTAGTAATCCAGTTTCTGCTGCACGGTTGTGACGATCGCCTTGTGCTCGTCCTGAACCCGGGACTTTACGCCTTCATCTGCTGCTGCCAGATACTTATGCGTTTTAACGTGTCCGTCAAAATGGTCAGTCTTTTTGGTAAAAGTTACCATTGATTCCTGCAGGATCTTGTTGAACGCTGCACGCAGATCGGCTTCTACTGCTAACAATTGATGCATTTTGGAAGATTTAGCCATTTTTATTCCTCCTTGTTTTATTTATTTCGTTTATTTTATTTTTTCTCATTGAAAACAAATCATGAATTTTAAACGGATTTAGATCGATACAGATGACCCATTCATCTGCCCATAAATTGTACGCAATATCTTTTAAATTGTCCGGGGTCCCGAGCGTCCAACCGTCATTGCGTATGAATACAGAGTCGATTTTTATGCCGAGTTGAGATGCACGCAAAGGTGTTGTAGCCTCCCCATGTTCATTAACTATCACCCTTGACAGGTGTCTGCTCAGAAGCCCGGGATCTATTCCGTGTTTAGACATTTATCACCGGAGGTAAAAGCTTTTGTTTTTTCAGAGCCTTATTGATTGTTTTTTGAAAACCGGCGATAATATTCGGGAGATCGTTGAAGATTTTCTTTATGTCTTCAGATCCTGTGCCGGAAAGCTTTATAGAACGTTTCATCTGCGCCAGCAAATCTTTTATATCGCTGCTGATAGAGCCCTTCATCTGCTGGTCGACAAGTTCATCAAGCTTTGAAACCCATTTTGACCTGCCTTCACTGAAGATGTATTTCTACTGCGTGTATTCCTTGAGAATTTCATCGATTTCATTGATTCGCTTTTTCAGCTTGGCTTTTTCAGCTTCAAGCTTGTCAAACCCGAGCGATTTTTTGATGTTTTCTTCAACCGCCTTGCGCTCGGCATACTCAATAGGTTCAATCATAAGCAATAGTGGCGCAAAATCTGAGCTGATGATATCACAATACATTTCAATCATCTTAATACCAAGTACTTTGGACATTTTACTCTCCTTTATTTCTTTCTTTGAAAACCTTTGCTTGGTTGACATCCATAGCCTTTTTATGATTATGTTATTCAAAGAATATGTTAATTTTTATTTTTTTGAGGTGCATCATGGGAAAACTTACATCAAGAGGCCGTAAAAGCATTAAATCCAAGAATTTCGCACTTCCAGGCCGGAGATACCCGATACATGACATAGCTCACGCGCGCAACGCCCTGGCAAGAGTGGCCCAGCACGGAACCGCGCGTGAAAAGAAAATAGTCCGGAGTAAGGTCTGACGTCGATACCCGTCGATCTCTTCGTGTAAGAGACGTAAATAGCTGAAAATTCTTTATTTTTTATTTTTTGTATCTATTTCACCTCTTGGCAGCCTAAGTTTATCCCATAGAGGATCAGGGACAAAAGTTGCTCTTTGTTTTAATGTCCTGTCCATCAGATCTTTTTCACCGAGGCTTTCAAAAACCCGCTTTATATAGTCGTCCTTTACCACACACCAGCCGCCGGTGCGATATGGATTCTCAAAATCGTTCTGGCTTTTCTTTTCGTCAATAGAAATTAAAATAACACCCTGTTTCATATATTCTTTACATTTATCGCACGGCTCCTTATCGATACAGCCTATTGACGATTTCATTTTGCCGTCGGCATCGGCCAGGCCGGCTTTCTTAAATTTTGTAGTCTTTGATCCCGGCAACAGCAGCCCGATCGCCTCCCCACAGAAAAAACAATTATATATAGTTGGATTTAAACCATATTTTTTGTGCAGTAAAATTGACATTAAACCTCCTTTTTATCCGTTGTATTCGTTGCATCTGTTGCATCTGTTGCATCCGTACCTCCGTAAATATGGCCCGGAATGCCGCAAATATAATCTATTGTCCTGAGCAGGACCATATACGGAAATAATTTTTTTATTTTTTTAATCTTAACCCCAAGTTTTGATTTCTTTGGTATTCTGTTGCCGAGGTGCCAGTACTCAATGCCTGTTATCTTTAGGCATTTATGGCAAATATACGGCTCTCCAAAATACCTCCCGGCACGTCTGCTGGTTGTCAGGGCCTCCTCCCTTGTGAAAAACCGCACTTTCCTGCACGGGTTCCTTATGTTTTTTTCGAGCCTTTTTATAGCTTTTTCCACAGATCATTCATCACCTCCCTGAGCGTTAATAATAAACTTATCGTTTATATATTGCAAAAATATAAGCACAAATTCAATCGACGCGTATATTAATGCAAATATACAGTACATAAAAAACAATACATAACCAGGGGTTATCATAGTTATTGACCTTTCGGCAACCGTGCCGATCAATGGCTTTATTTTAATATAACCTACTACGGCAATTGTCCAGGAAACCCAGGCGGCCGGCTTGTTTAATTTCGGTTTTTTCAATTATATCATCTATATCATCTCCCCATGGCCATTTTAATACCAATTAAGTGCATATGAATTCTTCTTGGAATTATATCGCCGCATCCTGGAACCCAGTCCCACCAATCATCGCCAAAAATACTATCTGGATCTTCGAACCGAAGACTTGAATGGAATTCATCTTTATCTTCTATCGTGTCGTAAAAAACAGACTCTTTAAATTTTTTATAACCAGAACAGCTTCTTTGGTCTTTGAAGTGCCCAAAAATACTGCTTTTTGCCTGGTCTGCGTCCCAGTCTGACGCTGAAAGCACACTGCCGTTTTCAGAGGCCCTGCACTTCTCAAAAAAGTAACCTATATTAAACCCGCTTATTTCCGAAAACGTTAATCTTCTGCCGTGCCATCTATAAACCGCTTCACCAACATCTCCATAAACCATAAGCGTACTGTTTTGAAGTAAATAATAAATTCTTAAGAAAATAGTGCCGGGCTTCCCGAAAACAAGCTCTTCTATCGAAGCTTTATTTCGGTTATACCCAACAAGTCTGTGGGTCAAAACCACATGATCTTTCAGCCATTTTCTTATTGTTTCTTCGTCTTTTTTAAATTTTCCAGAACTTTTAAGCATTAAATTACCTCCGGAGCGGCCGGTGGCCGGCACACACCTTTTTTTCTCTCAAACACCGTAACACCCCAAAAAAGATATCTGTCTTTACCTGTCCAGGCGTACTCTGTCGTAGAATGAGCCTGGAAACCTTTCAACCTTTCGGTAACATAATCAGATATCTGTAACTCCCATTCGGTGCTGGGATTTATTGTGTTTACAAGACTTACGGCCCTGCGACGGAAACCTTTGGATAACACATCATCGGCTGCTTTTACTCCAAATTCCTCTGATATGGCTGCTATAAAATGTGATACCGCCATAACAGGATTGGCAGCATCGCTGATTCCTATTATAAATGTGTTTAAATCGTTTAACTCGCTGAATTTTAAGAACATTTACTGCTCCTTTTGCAACACTGTAAAAGGCTTTTTAAAATAATTTAAAATCATTTTGAAAATTTTTTAATTTTTTTTTAGCAAAAGGCAAGTGGTCGTAAAAACGCGGGGGGGTAGTTTGCAGAGCGGAGTGATGCAGAGTGAGCTGGAGCAGAGTGAGCTGAGAATGGGTGGACTGAGGTGTTGAGAGTGCTGGTGTTGGTTGAAAGTGGTTGGAGTGCTGAGAATTGGGGCGGGGGGTAATATCCTTTCACAGTAGTTAGTTTACCCGCATGGTGAAAGAGGTGCCCTGTCCTTGGCCAGGCGCACCAGGTGCTATATTGCTGCAATTATTGATATAAGAACCTTGCTCGCGGCAAGCGGAGCGCATCCATGCGCAATATAAGCTTTTGGGCAAGGGCGGGGGAGATGGGGGTGCAGGGGGAAGAACCGGGGAGTGCAGGCGGCCGCAGGACGTGTATCCCTTGCGACGGCGCGGCAGGTCTATGGATAAGTCCGGAGGCGGCCGGAACTCGGGGGTTCTTCCCCCTGCCCGGCACCCGCCGGAATAACCGGCTCCTGCCGGAAATTGGCAAGCGGAGCGCGTCAGGCGTCAGGCAGACCGGAGAGTGGGCGAAGCCCAGCCCGAAGGGCCGAGCGTATAGCGAGCTCGGAGGGGGGCCGCCGCGAGCGCAGCGAGCGGGACGCGCAAGTTTTTTTTTACATCTTCGAAAAAGACCCAAAAAGTTGACAATAATATTTATTATCAGACGTTGGAGGGTTAAAGTTAGGTGTGCCTAACTCTTGTAGACCGTGATTCTCACTGCGTTAGATTGAAGCCGCCAAAAAAAACGCCAAACTCGACTCAAAAATTATCAGACGTTGCGATTTTAGCCCAAAAAGTACCACATTGTGGTGTTTTTTGCTAAATTTCTTACATTTTTGTAACTTTCGCAATTTGCACGATTACCATTTTTCTTGCGCGCGTTATCTGCTGATATATTGGGCTGTTATACGTGATTCAAGGGCTCTGAATCGGTGCGAAAAGCCGCTTTGGAGTCTCTCCGAGTCAAAAACTCGACTCATTACCCTTCCAAAAACTGCACATTCGCACTCGCACACAGCTTGTAACCACCTGTAATACTGTATAATAATCGCAAACTGCCGTATAATCCTACACTTTTTCAAACTCGACTCATTTTTGACTCACTTTTCAACTTAAAAACCACACTATTATATGTTAAGTTTTTTTATACCTACCAGATATTGCGTAGTGTATCGAAAAGTTTACAGAGTTGTGAGAGTCTTCTATATGAGTCTTGAGTCTACTTTTGAGTCGAGTGTTTTTATCCGTATATATAACAATTATGTGCACTTACAGATTTGAGTCGTGAGTCACGAAAAATTTTTTTGCTTATTTTTTTTTTCGTATATAAGTAGACTCAGACTCATTTTTACCTACTGTGCCAAAATGACCTATGCCAAAATGGCACAGTAGACGGTATTTTGCCATTATTTACTGTGTTATACGTCTGAATTCCGCCCATACTCCAAACGCTTCTTCGTTTGACGGTTTCGGGTTTCTGATCTGCTTGCCGTATAGATTAAAGCTATTACCTGCGCAATATGACGCAATAAATGCCTTTTTTTGCTTAAAAGAGCCAAGCGTTTTCATTATTTCTATTACTTCCATTGACTTGGGTGTCAATGTCTTTTTGGCTTCGTCTGCAAGCTTTGCCTTACGCGCATTGACAAAGCTCCAGAACTCCACTTTTTGCAACTGGGTCATCCAGCCGTATTGTGCCTTTCTGATGCCCCAATACGTATTCTGGTTAAACATGCGTTGCTGGATCTTTTTTATTTTTTCGACGCTGGCCTGATTTATCTCTGATATTATTTCGTGTGGCAGGCCGTCGGCGTCTGTTTTTAACGGAAAAGCTCCAAATAGATCGAAGCTTGGCTGTTCTTTTTTAGCGTCGCCGATGTGTGATATATAACTATCTTCGTAATCGTCGACTTCTTTTGGCGGCAGTGCTTCAAATTCCTGTCGTACCATTTCTTCGATCCAGTACATTTGCTCAAATGCGCTTGGCTCTTCGACATGATACTGCAACATCCAATCACGCGACTCGATCATGTCAAAAGATGTGCTCAGGAAGTGTTCGCGGAGTTCCTGAATGAGATCCGGCCCTTCATCCAGTTCCTTGACCAGATTTTCAAAATACTCTGCGTATTTTCGGCCTGCTTCAACGCCTATTTTCTGCAGGCCGTTGCGCCATGCGGCGTTTGTCTGGTCGTAGTAGCCGAAGATTGCTTTCAGGCCCATATTTCGATCAAGGCCAAGACGCTTGAAGCATTCTGCCAGAGTGAGTGCGTCGCACATCTCGCAATTAAGTTGTTTTGCCAGCCATTCAGCCCTGTTTAATAACGCTGGCTGCATGTCTATCTTGGCCCGTTGGAATATAACGTTCAATCTGCCGCCGTACTGGATGCAGTCTTCGCTGAATAGCCGCGAAGAAAATTTATTATAATCAAGGTGCTCGTTTTTGCGTTCTTCGAGCCCCATTGCAACGTAGCCTATATTGTCCGGCAGGTCGCGATTACGTTGCAATGTGCTGTCGAAGATGTCGACTTCGACTTTGCTCCCGAAGTTTCTTCGTACGGCTATCTTATCCGGTACGTCTGAAAACTTCGAAAATTCCGTCCATGATGCGTAGTTTGACGGCCGGATGTGTTGATTGCGGATTTTCTGCTCGATCTCGGCCGATGTTTCCCGCAACGCCGACCTGAAACATCTGGCAATTCGATCGAGCGCCCCGCCCACTATCCTGCTCCAAAGTTTGTCTGTAAGTGTTTGCATTTTTGTAACCCCCTTATTTTTTATTAAATCCCCAGTGCATGATAAATAACTGTGAAGCCCCAACACAACAGCAGGGCACATACTGCCAACTCGATAACGATGTCAATCGGGTCTTTTTTCATGATTACGTTCTCCTTTCAATTATATTCTATCAAGCCCCAAGACAAGATATTTTCCAGTAAACCTAATATTGCCAGATGGAACAACAGCCAGCTCTCCACCCCGCAATTGAACAAGAACATTTTTCGGTCTGCCAGTTGCACGTCTCAAGACAACACAGTGCCGATCGTGATACTCAGCACCGAATTTCTGATATTTCTTACTGTACACAATTTTATGCAATTTCACTTTTAATTCCTTTTTCATAATACGCTCCTTTCATATATATTATAAAATAAAGCCATATCCACTCACACGGGTCACTTCAATAGCACCAAAAGACTGAAGCTTGTTCAGCACATGCGGACACGTCCTATCGTTCGTTCGCTGTTTATGTGCTGGGCGAGATTCAGGGATACGGTCCAGCCTATGGCACGGCGTGCGCTTGGTTCTGTCAAGCGCCGCCGAGGGAGGGTCCCGCCGTTGTTTGGCGGGAAGCCCGGTGCCAACGCTGAACTGATTCGAGAAAATAAATGTGATCTTTAAAAAATCGAAGTCCTATCGTACCGATTTTTTAGCATTTATTTTCTGAATCTAAGTTCAGCGTTCCCCCGTGTGTTCAGCCTGAAGGCCAAAAAGTCCGTGTAGGACTTTTAAGACTTGGGTTTTGTTCTCCAAAAACCCTTAGTCTGGTGGCCTGAAGGCTACTCAGGACAATGGGAATGTCTGATTGAGAATCAAGTCGTGCCGAATGTGGCCCGTGTGTGTGGACAGTGAGTAAATCAAAGGGCTAAAATTGATAAAATCCTATTGCTTGCCTTTGATTTAGGAGCGTACCTTTATGCCAAAAATTGGTCACAGCGTAGTGTGCTGTATTTTTGGCAGGTATCTTTTCTTGCCAGATTGCAACCAGGCTGCTTGATGCGGGCGAAGCAAAAAGTTGCTCTCAGATTTCAAATCTGAGCCGTGATCCAACGGCGGGACGTTGGCCGATCCAACGGGACGTTGGCCGTGGTCCAGCGGCGGAACGCTGGCTTTAGTAAAAAAAAGCCCCGTAAGCTGGACGGTGCTTACGAGGCTTGGTGCGGCAGGGGGTTACTGCCGGATGTTACTCAATGAAGGCCATGATTGTGTAGCTTTCGCGGCCTTGATATTCCCGATACTTCACGACGGCTTTAAGATTGTCGCCGATCTTGTATGTCTGTGCTTTTTGGGCGTGTTCTCTGAACGCCATTACAGGCACTCCGGTTTTGTACTTCACGCCACCCAGCTTGCGCTGTTCGGTGATTATGAACCGGACGTAGGGATTACCGTTTTTGTCGACTTTTTCGACCATGTTGCTGATCTTCGAGTTTATGATCGAATCGGCTCCCAGAGCTATTACGGGAGCCATTAAGGCCATAATTAAAGCCACAATTGCGACTGCTGTTGCAATTCTTTTGATGGAATTATACATAGTATGTACCTCACTTTCATAGAGTTTGTTTTGATTGTGGTTGGATTAACCAGCCATTGGGCCAATGTTTCGACCATCACTTGGCTCTTACGGCAATGGCTGGTTGTTAGATTGCCGCCGCTTCCGGCTCGGCCGGTGCTTCTTCGGCAAACAGATCAACAACGACCGCTTTCTCCAAGACTTTGGTGAAGTCAGGGTCGCAAATGATTTCGAGCATTTTGCGCTTTTCGCCTTGAGCTTCGTACGGTCTGTGGCGAATGCGGCCTTGGATTTGGACCGTGCTTCCACGTTTGGCTTCACGGTCGAGGGCATGTCCCAGATGCTGGAATGCCACGCCTCTGACGATCAGTTGCGGGTTCTCTTCGTTCGACACCAGCAGGTTCCCGAAGGCGGCCTGTGAGTCGGTACGGGGATAGAACTCGAAACTTCGGTGGGCTTTACCGGTGATACGGCAGGCATTGAGGTCAAGCTCGCTGTCAGGGTGCTGTTCGAATTTGTCGGCTACAATGACTGTGATGTTGTCTTCAGTCCGCGCCAGTTGGCCGGTAACCTTGTAGCGGTTGCCGACTTCGACTTCTTTCGACAGCTTTGCAGGAGCCATGACTTCATGCGTTTCCGTATAGTCGCCGGTGGCTGTGGTTTCGGTTGTTTCCATGGTTACGGAGCTTTTGTTTTTTCCGGTAACCATGCCTGCCAAGAATAATTTGTTCATGATGACCCTCCTTTCGTTAAAGTTTCCACGCTGGAATTAACGTGGTTCATAAAGAATATTTATTTTTTTTTACTCCACGATTGCCGATTTCGCTGTTCTTGGATATATTCGCTCCAACAGCTCGAATCTGCGGCATTTTGTGCAGAGATGCCCGTATTGTGTTGTTCCAGACAGTACCACGCTGTCTCCGGTCCATTTGAAGCCGCCGCCGCAACTATGTGTCGCTTGGATTACGACAATGCTTGTTTCGCCCCTTCCGGCCGGTTTCGAGGCTTTAACTTTTACCATTGGTTCCCCCTTTAGACCTGAAGGGTTCGCCGCGATTTTCTACCAGTATTCTTGAATGTTCGAGGCTTATCGGGTTTACATTTGACGGCACCCAGTCGTTTGTAACGTAGACTTTCCATCCGTTTTCACAAAAGGCATTGATGATAAGTGCCGATGCATAGCACGCCGAGTCTGTGCCCGTTGTCAGTGATTCGTGAAGCTTTATCGCTATGAGCCTGCTGTCATAGTTTATTTCTACGATTTCCACCGGGCTTGCTGTCCTACTACTTAGACATACAGAGACTAGGACCGCTATCAACAACGTTGCCACGGTACCTGCGATGATTTTGCCAAGCATGATTTTCTCCTTAATTTTAATTAAAGTTCGTTAGGGAGATATTTTTTTATTTTAGCTGAGATTCTGTGAGACTTTTTCTGTTTTTGCTTGGCTCCGGTTGCCAAGGGGGCTTGAGAGGGGTCCAGTCTATTGCATTGAGACAGGAGAGCGAGGTGTCGGATCACTTATCCTTCTTTTTCAGGGGGCGTTTTTTCTTCCTTGGCTGGTAAAGTTTGCCACAAGTTTTGTGTAGAATTCGTTTGTGCCCGTCGATTTCCATTTCAACATAATGGTTTCCCCATAATTTACGGCCACATTCCCAGCAGAAACGTATTCTTGGTTTCATTTCGTTAAGTATTCCATACATGAAGGATGATTTTTTATAAATATCTCCGAAACTTTGATTTTGTTGCATTCACTTAGAAATACCGGAGCGTGACAGTTTTTGCATATTAGGGTTTTTGGATGAACAGGGGCACCGCCACAAATTTCGTGTGTCCATATATAGTTGTCTTTTTTTTCAGGTTCGTTGACGTTGTTCATGATTTTCAATCCCCCGCTCCGGGTTCTCTAAGTCCGCGTATCCCCGAGTTTCCGAGGGTATTCCCCCCTTTTATTTTTATTGTTTTTATTGAGCCGTCGGGTTCTTAATGGCTCAGGTATGGACGTAACGCCAGCTCTGTCTCTGTGCCTGTTTGATGATGCAATTGGTGATGTGCTTTTTGAGCGTTTCCTTACAGGTGTTTTTAATAAAACGCATTTTTACCTGGTGTTTCATATTCCAGTTCCTGGTTTGAATTTTTGTAGCATATATTGCACAGAAAGGTCAGCCCTTTGCCGACCGGCCGGCCGCAGCCGGTGGAGCATAGTTTTTTGGGCTTTTTGGTTTTTCTGGTTTTATAATATTTTTTGCTGTTTTTGCGGGCATATTCTTTTTGTATTTCGTATGCACATGAATCGCAGTATAGCTTTTTGGACTGCATATTGTTGATTTCGACTTTAATGCCGCATTTTTTGCAGATTATAAATTTGTTAAACATTTTATAAGTCCCATCCTTCAAAGGCTTCCGCAACCCTGTTTATTGCATTTGCAATATTGTTTTGCGCTTCGATCACCTCTTCAAGTTTTTGACCGACGTATTTGATAAGAAGTTCGCCTGTGAGTTCCGCGCTTTCTTCGTTAGCTTTATTCAGCAGCTCTTCAATCGTTATTTTTTCCATTTTGCTTACTCCTTGTATTATATTATATTATATTATATTAAAGCTTTTTCGCAGCGGCGGCTCTCCGTAGCCGCCAACGTCGTACGTAGGCCTGCTTCATAGCCATCGCCTTTCCATCCAGGGGATTATGTTCAGGCACGACCGTTTTGTGTGAGGCTGGATTTATTTTCGGCGGACACTGTTCATTAAAATTTTATATTAATATAAAATTTGGACGCGTCTCTTTTTCCGCCAGCAACGACACGCGACGGCGCTGAACGGCTGAGCTTCACAGACTAGGGTTTCTTCCCCGCGTTGACAGGACTTCCGGATGCCCCACGTTTTCTGCGAAATCGCGCTGCCCGTTGCGCTATGTCTTCACACTCCGGGCAGTTTTTTGTGTGTTGATTTTCAGCTCCGCACGCCTGGCATCGACCCCAGATTTTAGGATTTTCAGGCGATATCAAGTCTTTTATGCTTCGAAGTTTTCGTTCCATCTTGGTATTATGTTCACTACTCCTTCTTTAGTTTCGGTCGGCTCTCCGACAATCCGCACACCGCCTTCTCTGTTTGTTATTTCTCCGGTAATCATGAAAGTGTTGTTGTGGTTATCCCGTATCGCTACCAGCAGGTTTTTAACCCTGTCCGGATGATTTTTTATTGGTCCGTCTTTTTCAGGGTTGTATTTTTGATTTTTGTTCACTTTTAACATCCATGCTTCATCGAGATATACAACAGCTTTTGCGTTTAAATTCACAGCCGTTTGTTTTACAGCTTCTTTTATTGTTTCTTTGGGCATCTCTGGGGTTATTGGCATGACTATAAATTCTTTTTCCTCGGTAAAAAACAAAAACATGGGGACAGTGTCCATATGCACAGCTACGCTGGATGCATTAAAGAATACTTCTCGCATTAAGGTTTTCATGTCTTGATGAATTTCGGTTTTTAGTTGTGGCATTTTGTTCTCCTTTTTAATCTACGGCTTTATTTTGTAAAAACGAGCGAAGCCCCGAAATTAAATAATATCAAGTAGCTTTTACCTTCTTTTACATATCTTTTATCTTTTAACCACGGAACGATTGTGTTGTTTAGGTCTTCGATAGTTTTTTCCTTAGTTTCTATAGGCCCAACTTCTTTGAGCCAGACTTCTTTTGGTACCGCCGGAACTCCAAGTCCAGCAACCGGATTAAACCAATCGACCATTTGGAAGTTAACTTGATGTCCGCCACCAAAACAATAGTCATTTGGAAACTTCTCCGGCAACTCAAAAACACGGCAAAAATTGTTCCATCCGTCTATTTTATATTTCATTTTATGATTTTCCTTTTTAGTCTACGATTTTGCAAAAAAACGGTGGCCTCCCTGACGCTATTGTCATCCAATGATTAATTACGGCTCTGTGCGGTGGGTGTTTAACACCTTCATAATGTGAGTGTCCACCATTTCTGGCTGTAAAGTCAAACCTGCGGTATAATTTTTCGTTAAGCCGGAATTTTTTATGTCGCAGATATGTGGTATAAAGTAGTTTTTTGGCTTCTTTTTCGAGAAATTCCCAGGTGCCTTTGTTTATTTCTTGAAAATAAAATTCATTTCGATATTGAGGATACAGCATTTTTGAATAATCGAGCAGTTTAAAAGGCCCTTTTAAGCGCCTTGTGCGTCTTATGAAGTCCAGGTCGGCACATGATGCCTGGAATCCGGTGCATCCTTCGTTATTGGCAATAAAATTAAATGCTGCAGTGGCTGCAAGGCTCATCGAGTAGGCCGCCGTGCCGTATGTATGTTCTAATTCTAATAAAGACTGTATAAATTCTGCCAGTTCACAGATATTATCGAACCAGGGCACTTTATATGCCCTCATCTCATGTTCTGTCATTTGCGGACATTTGTTTGATTTTTTTGGAACATCTGGTCGGGAAATAAGTTTTATGTTTTTTTCTTTTTTTTTATAGAGAACCTCTAAACAGATTGCCATTATAGATGCACTTATGAAAGGTCCAAATATCCATGCAGAGAAATATTGATTAAAAAATATTAGAATTTCAGTTCCTATTAGTACTGCAAGCACAAATCCAAGTAACAGCAATACAGCTTCTTTGAATTTCATTTTATGATTTTCCTTTTTGGCTTGTCGGCTTGTTGTTTATCGGGCGCCAGGGATGCATCCAAGGGTTCACCGTTGATCCTGAAATACTTACTGTCAAACCGTTTGGCTTAGTGTAATGTTTTTTCAGGCGGTCTATCATGGACTGACCCGACTCTGTGTCCCCGGCCCCCTGTCGGTGTTAACCGGCAGCTGCCTTGTTTATTATTATAAGTCCAGCCTGACTTTATATTTTTTGTTTTTTCTTACTGCCGTTGACGGCCCTACCCAGGTAGCCGGAATTATAATTGTTTTGCCGGCCATTGATTTCCAGCGGCCGTGCTCGGGATATGTTCTGGCATGTCGGCGTCGTTCATGCGGCGTAACAGTCCTGCCGGTATTGCTATAAGCCGCAATGCCCATTTTTTCTCTGATGTTTTTTGGCGAAAGTATTGTAAATTTTGGCCTTTCATTTGATCTTGGTATTTGATATTTTCTTTTTTTTGCCTTTTTGATTTTTACCGGCTTTTCTTCAAGGATAAAGTTTCCTTTAAGGGTATTTAATATTAAAATTGTTTTTAGTGCCAGCCCCACAGAATAAAATATGTGATTCTTATATTCTTCCAGAAAAAGTCCGCTTGGGTCTATATTTAAAAGCATGTTTTCCATTTCATTGCGGTCTTTTATTATAACCTTCCCTTTTGTTGTGCATGCACATGTGTTTTTTATCATACCGTCAGACATTATTTTTCCGTTTTCTGTTGTTGCTATGTTCCATATTTCGCCTTCATGTAATATGTTTACGCGGTAACCCGTGTCTGACGATACGTTATATGCTTCGATAAATTTTCGTGTTCCGTCCATTTTTTGTTCGTATTGGGTGTCTGCTAATAATACGACACCTGCTTTCCATTCAAACGCCACCTCCGGAAATGGCATAAAAAAATCGACTTCAGGTTTTATTGCTGCTTCGGTTGTTGTTATTTTTTCCATTGAATCTGAATCGATTAAGAATAGTTTTGCTTTTTTAACAAGGGGGATATAGTCTGGCATTATAAATTCTATTGCCTTGCAAAAAGTGTCGAAATTTAATTTATTGGCATATTTATAATCGTCTTCATAAGGTCTTTTTTTAAAGATTTCGCCAATTCCCTGTTCTTTGCATTTTTGTAAACCCACAGCAAATACTCCTCCCAGTCTGAAACCTTTTCAAATTTCAAAATTTTTCGGCCTATGTACAAGATCCAGCCGTCGGCCGTGTATTCAAGGCTGAATGTTTTGGTTTTTATCAAAGTCCTCAGTAAAATTATCGTCATACAGTGCGTTTAATAATTCTCCGGTATAGAGATCGCTTAGTTGTGCGTCTATTATGAGTGTTGATGGCTCCGGTGCTTTTTTCTGGAGTACCCACGCCAGTGTGTCCCGTATGGTCTTTTGTACAATCAGTTCAATCGGCCGTGGTCGCCCGGGCGGTATTTGAGCTTTTTTCTGAGCTTTTTTGAAGTGTCTGTATATCGTGGCTCTTGATTTCATTAAAATCCTCTGCTGATTAGTTTTTTAGCGGCTGTTTTTAGGACCAGCAGCCCCCTTCCGTATGTAATGTTTCCTTCCGATAGATGATTTGTGACTTCCTGGACGTGCTGCTCAAGTGTTTTACTGGTGTCCGCCGGGTATGGATAATTACATGCAACGCACGGTATATTTTCATTAAATTCTCTGTATGCACAGGCGATTTTTTTACAGCTGGGGCATCTGTATGCTTTCTGGTCATACGGCTTGTTGCATTTTTCGCAATAGATAATCTCTTTTTCCCAGTAGCCCGAGTTGCCGCAGTTTTCGCAGTATTTATATTCACACCTTGGACAACGCATTTTTATTTGGTTCCTTCTTCGCCAAGGCAGGGGCGAGTTTAAATTGAGTTTTGGGGACGGTTGATATCTTACTACCCTTCATTGTCGGTCATTTTCTTGTTCCTTTGCCCATTTATTGAAGTCACACTCATACTGAATCCAAAAATGACATTCAGTTGAGCATGCTAAATCTTCCCAATAGTTTGAATCAGTATATGGAATCGGTTTGTGGCAATTAAGACAACGAAGTTTTTCGCTCATCCCCCCTCCAATCCTTCAACCCGCTTTTCGAGGGCGAGTAGTTTTTTGTGAATCGACCAGAGGGCGCAGTTTTCTTCGAAACAGTTATAATCATCTCTACCCATTGACCATAAAATTTCACAATAAGTCAACGTGCCAGTTCCACGCCACGGACACCCCTTCGCCATTTCTTCAAATTGGTCGGTCATTTTAAAACCTCTTAAACATTAAACATCTCCATATTTGACATAAAAGGCCCCTACCATTATGGATATGCCACTTTTCCCCTGTTCTCGACACTTCCCAACGGTTTTTAGGCAACCGTCTTATTCTCCACCAACATAAATTTAATGTTGGGTGTTTACCAAAAAATATTAGATTCATTATTATAAATTTCTCCACATAGTCTGCATTTATACTGAAATTTTGCTGTTGTCATTTTCTTGCCTTTCTCCTTGCCTCAATCTCTGCAATCAGCGTGTTGCATTAATCCATACCATCCAAATGTGTTTTTGTTATTTCAAAACAATCTATTTCGTCTAAAACATTCCCGATAAAAATGTGGATAAATGGCATATTGATTCTTGGACAAATTCCACGAACAAGCGTATTTCCGTTTTTATCAAGATGTTTCCAAACAGGAACATTTAGGAAATCAAAGCCCCATCCATCAGAAATGTTTTTAAATATATCAATTTTCATGTCTTCAAAAAACCCTAATCGGCAAAACCCTGTTGGAAGTCCAAGGAAAAATTTTCCAACATGACCAGATGCCACTGTCCCGACAACATGCTTTGAACAAGCCAAATTATCTGATTTTTCGTAACAAGAGGTATCATTCCCACAAACACAACCTGGACATTGATACTCTTCCACCATTTTTTTTACAATTTTATCTATCATTTCTCCCCCTTATCACTTCTCCATTTCAAATGACCGTTTGCAATGTGGCAATCAAAGCAAAGCCATTCTGTATTTTCTAAGCTATCATCCCCGCCTGATCCCTTTGACTTGATGTGTGCCATATGTCCCTTTGAAAAGGGCGTGTATTTGCCGCATCCGACACCCTGGCAACGATAATTTGCTCTTTCGGCAACCTGTCTTCTGAGACCAAGCAATTCTTTTCCTTTAAGCCTAATGGCCTTTTGTTTCGGATACGGCAAAAATGGCTTCATTTTTTCAAGTTTGCCCGATTCGCAAGCCCCACCTTTAAAGGCTGCTACTTTACCTGTTCGGGCGGCCGGGTATGGAGTATGGCAAAAGCCCGTTACTCGCGCCACGGAGCCGGGCGCAACCGTTAAATCTCAAGCCGGGTGATGATATCCTCGATCTTGCCGATCATGATAAAGACCGTTTCGTTGATCCCCTTAATTTCACGGGCCAGCGGGACAAGGACCGGTTCTACTTCTTCGGGTTTTTCCTCCGGTGGCATCGCTTCTCTTAAAACAGGCTGAAGCTGGGTTTCGAGTTCGACTATCAAATTTTTTAGCCTGTTGGCAACGTTTTGGGTTTGGGTTGTCATTTGTGATACTTGTCTCTCTTGCCGCTTTGCTAATTCTTCTGTATTCATGATTTCTCCTTTTAGTATTTATTTTTATAACCACTAGTTTATAACCATTAGCCTGTTTAATTTTTCTTTATCCATTTTTCACTGTCCCATTTTAACTGATATTTTTATGTATTGCTCGGTCATTTCCCCTCCAATCCCTCAACCCGCTTTTCGAGGTCGAGTAGTTTTTTATGGTCGGGCCAGCGGGCGCAGAAGCGGTCCTTGAATTGGTTGCGGGTTTTTTTGCCAGTTGATTTTCATTTTAATTCAAGCATATATTTATTAATAACAGTTTCTTCGGTCACATTTCTTCCAGCGTCAACTTCATCAACACGGATTCTTTCAATTCTAATCCCGTGTATCTCTACTCCCGTTTCGTCTTCAAAGTTCTTTGCTGCTGCATAAAACAGTTTTAAAAATCTTTTTTTTGGATTGCTCATAAACGATAAACCTCCCTATTCCATAACATACAGGTTTTTTTTATAATTTGCGTCCCACAAGACCAAATCGATCCAGCGGGTATGCTGTTGAGTCCATATGTTCATAGGCGCCACTACGCCACGGGCACCCCTTCGCCATTTCTTCAAATTGCTCGGTCATATCATCCTCCAGTGTCAAACGGCTATATCCCGTAGGTCGGACTCGGCTTGCTTTAATGAGTTTATTATCTCAACAAAAAGATTGCTTTCTAATATATCTAAGTCATCAAGCATGTCAAAATATTCAAACAATATAAGACACTCAAAGTACCAATCTACTTTATCCTTGAATTCCGCAAGCTCCATTTTTAAAAACGGCACGCAAGCGCAATGAACCTCGTCTGTCGGGCATTTTTCGTTGATAACCTTGTTGTAGGTATCTTTAATGTCCGCAAGTTCAGTCTCGGCTTTTTCGGCACGATTTTGCCACAGTTTGCACTCAACTTTAATTCCTTGCCATGATCTGGATGGATCGCTACACTTGAGCAGTCCTTCGTTTGCATCTTCAAGTTTTTGTTCGGCTTCTTCAAGCTTGGTGTAGAGGGTGAGGACAGTTTGCTTCAATGCCTCATCTGTTTCATATCCACTATCCGATCTACAATTATGTATTTTTTTAACCTGTTCTTTCGTCAGTATGTAGCCACTATCTTGATAGCTCTTTGCCCACACCTCAAATCTCTCGTCAATCTGTTCGTCAACCTTGCTCATTTTTGGTAAAGATTCTGATTCGCATGGAATTTCTAATGCTGTTCCACAAGCGGAACAAAAGTTTATTTTAGGCTGAGTTGCATTCTCGGTCATTTTTGATCACCTCGACAATAAACCCGTTTGATTTGTCTTTATCAATAGCTGTCTGACAATAATTAAAATTGCCCCATCCAACCACATCATTTCCTAATATCTCGGTCATTTTCTTGTTCCTTTCGGGTTAATTTCACGGCCAATCAATTGCAGGGATTTTGCATCATACTCATCGACATACTGCCTGCCGCAATGTGGACACGGTGGAGTCTCCCGGCCTTCTTCAATCCATGTTTTTGATTTTTCACATAGGCATAAAAATTCTTGAGAAATCATATTCTACACCGCTAAGGCATTAAGATTATAGTAAATTTTAATGAGAATATCGTTATTTTTGTTTTTTAGCCCTTTGCTGGGACATGGATCTGTCCTTAAAGTCCTTCAGAAACAGCTCTGAGCAGGTTGTACACATATATTTTTTGATTATTGCCTTGAGTTCTTCGATTTTTTCAGATATAAGCTCCAGTTTTTCCAGGTTTTGAATTTCTTTATCCACCAGAGCTGTAAATAATTGCTGGATGTTTACATAATATCCCGCCGGCCTGAAATATTTTTCGCCGGTTTTTTGTTTTGTCTGAATTTTTAGCAGTGTGACGCAGTTTTCATCGGCCTCGAAGGCCCAATTTTCGTTTATTGTTTCAGGTTTCAATTGCAATCCCCCGTTCTGTCAGGCCTTTTTTTATAATTTCAACGGCTTCTTCAACTTCGTAAAACACACCTGTTATTGCCCCTGCTTTTTTCCACAGGCGTAGTTTTTTTCTTTGTATGGGTGTCGGCTCATCGCCGTATGATTTGCCTTCAAGCTCGATCCTGATTCCCAGGATGCAGCCTGTTACGTCCGGCTCGCCTATATTGTTTGCCCCGACAACTCTTTTATAAGCATAGCCGTTTGGATGGCTGTTAATAAAGTCCACGACAGCTTTGTTTAGCTCAGTATGTTTCATGCGTTCTCGTCTGTGATTTTTTTATATCAGCATGTTGTTTTTGTAAAATTTGCCGAAATTTACAAGTTGATTCAAGATATCATTGAGCATATATTTTGCCATTACGGTTCTGTGATGCCTGCCGCATAGAAAATCTGTATGTTCTAATATGCACGGGCCTATTTCATTGATCCATGTATTGTTATAGTCGTTATAAAATTGGTATATGCCTTCATTGTCCATAAAATAAAAACAAATTGCATCTGCGAGATTTGTTATAAGTTTTTTTGGTATTGGATTCATTTTTGCCGTTTCCTTTTTCGTTCTATTTCGCGTTGATGCGCGTAAAATTCTTTGTGTTTAGATCCTCTGAACCATTTCCCGAGCGGACACCATCCAGGATCTCTAAAAACATCCCATATATTCTCATTTGATGACAGGCATTGCCAGTTGTTTGCGGCGTATTCACACTGGCCGGTTATACATTCCGGGCCGACTTGTTTCTCCGGCTTTACATCGACCGTTCCGTCTTCAAACAATTCTAAATTTATACCTTTTGACGCCTGGGTTTTCATCTTCTATCAATTCTTTTAAGGTTGTCATTTTGTATGGCGTAAGATTTTCACTGATTTTAGTTAATTTAGTATAGTCAAAAAAACAGGGTTCTCTTTTAATGTGTTGAGAAAGAATTTGTACATCCCAATATTGTTCGATGCCTCCAATTATGCGTATTTCGTCAAAATTGACACCCTTGTACCGGCCAAAATGATGCATTTCCGGTGTTACAGGTATGAAAGTATCTAAATATGTCATGAAAGCATCAATTGTAGGGCAAAAAACCGCAGTGAGTTTTTCTTCATTTATAAAAGGATAATTTTTAATACAGTTTTTACATATGGCGGTTCCCAGTCTTTTTAATAGGACTATTCCGGGAGACTTTGCATACTTTTCCTCGTTTTTGTCTAAGACTATTAGTTGCGTTGTGCCTGTGCATCCCGTTATTTCACATTTAAACGGGCCATATATTTCAGAGAATTTTAATACCATGGTGTTATTTCTTTTTTATCTGCATGATAAACTGTGAAACAGCCGCATTCTTTGCATTGAGCCATTATTTTCTTTGTACCCCTTAAAAACGTTTTTTCTTTTCTTATTTTTATACAGTTACTGCAGCAGTTCGGGCAACATCGAATATAAGACCTGAAATCGTTTACTGTAGCATTTTTTATTGGAGCCTGAACCTTTGGAGTAGTAGGCTGAATAGGTGGAATATTAGATGCAGGAGGCGGTGTTCCTGGATATGTATAACGTGATGTTCCTGGATATGCATATGTTCCAAGAACTGTATAGCCTGGTTTTAATATGGTTATTTTGTTGAAACATTCTTCGCATATCATTTCGCCGAGCCTTCTCATTACAATTATTGCCGGATTGTTGTTTGCTTTTTTGACAATCTCGATTTCTTTAGGGCTGTGTATAAAGCACAACCTTGTTTCGTTTTTGCATCCGTTTTTATAGCATGTAAATGGGCCATATGGCGGCGGTATTTTGATTATCATTTCAGTTTAATATCTTCTTTTGACAACAACACGTTTGCCGTCTACACGAATAACCGATCTTTCGGGACGGCGTTTTCTTGTAACCGCCGGTTTGTATTTATACAAATTACATGCGCCTTGTGGTGTCATGTTTAAGTGCCTGGCAATCTTACTGAACCCCCAGCCATATTCGTCATGAAATTTTTTTACTAAAATTCTATTGTGGGAATCTTTGTCCGGCATGGTATATGTTTTATAATCTTACAAACATTCTTGGTGTTACACCGCGCATCATTACGGTCGGTCTACATAAAATTAACTTATGCTTGGCCCGGGTCATGGCTACGTAAAATAATCTGTGGATTGAATCATATCCGTTCCTGTTGCCCATTTCTATGTCAGCCTGAAATGATATGTCCGGAAAAACGTAAACACAGTCTGCCTCTGCGCCTTTTACTGAATGGATCGTACCTATGGTTATTTTTGGCGGGCTTTCAAGGACTTCTACGTCATTTCCGTGCTTTTTGTAAACTCTGATCGCATAATCAAGCTGGGTTGCTTTTGTTTTTAACAGATTATCTTTGAACCAGTCTATGTTGCGTTCGAGTATTGGCTGAACAGCCTGTTTTTCAAATATTAAATTTATAACTTCACGGCTTGTGTGCAAGCCTTTTTCTTTTTCATCGATCGCCTGCTTTAGTCGCATGATGGCTTTTTTGCCAACATTTCTTTTTAGCCCTGTCTCACCGACTTTTATGTGTCTGGCCCACGAAATTAATTGCGGGATGTTCCAGTATGGCTCGTCTATACCGCAGTTTAGAAAATTCAGAATTGCACTTTCATCTCCAAAGATTGATGTATGCAGTGGGTTCCAGTCGCGTCGTCGGCGCCGGTACGGGTTGTGAAACGGGATCGCGTTTTCTGTCAGAGCTTTTTTGATTGGCTCCAGCATATAGGCACAGCTTGCAAGCAATTTTATAGTAAGGCCGGCATCAAGATATTGTTTAAGATCGTTTAATATATACTCGGCATCTTGATAACTGCCTGACAGCTCCCTTACTTCGCCGACAGCAGGCTGATTTGTTTCTCTGTCTATCCTTGCGTTGTATTTTTTTTCTTCACGCATTAAAACTTTTTTAATCAATGCCTGTGATCTTTTTAAGACCGCCTCCGGGACCCGGTAGCTTTGCGACAAGACTGTTTTATATTTTTTATCCACCTCCGGCTTTAAGAATGCTGTCGGGTCAGCTCCGGTAAATTCATAAATTGTCTGGTCGTCATCGCCTACCAGCACGGTCCATTTTGCGTGTTTACCCCATTTTCTTATGACCGACAACTGAAGAAGTGTGAAATCCTGAGCTTCATCGACAAAAATTACTTCAGGTTCACATGGCGCCGTGTCAAAATCGTATAGCCCCGCTTCAATTATGTCTGTAAAGTCCATACTGGATGTTTCTTTTTTGAAATCAGACCATATGGTATAAAACTTCCTGAGTTCATGGCTCCAGGATTTAATAGGGATCATTTTGTTACGCTTAATGTTCACTGCGTTTAGGTATTTATCTCCTGAGTCTCCACTGCTGCTTTTTGTGCAGTCAGCAGAGCACGATTCGTCCACACTCGAAACTATTTTTCCTGAAATTGCGAATGCAGGGTATCTTTCATTCCATTCATTTGCGTAGTGGACTTCCGTAATTTCAGGCTTGTTTAAGGCATGATATAAGATAGAATGTAGCGTGCCGACATTTTCAGGGTTTACCGAGATGCGTTGGCCTGTTTCTCTGCTGCGTTTATATGTAATTTCCCGGGCGGCGGCTTTTGTAAAGCTTGTTACCATGACTTTGTCGTCACCATATTTGTCTATGGCCCTTGGAATATATTTAGTGGCCATTTCTGATGTTTTACCGCAGCCTGGAGGACCGAATACCCTGAATTCTCTGTTTTCATTACTCATTTAGCAGCTCCAGCTTAATTTTAGATTCGGCTTCACAGTCAATACACTTGGCCTTGACTGTTTGGGTGAGTGAATCGTTTGTTTCAAAATCAAAGCATCCAAGGCACGACTTGTTGCATTTAGGGCATATGAACGGCACACAGCCTATTAGTTTTACTTCTTTGATCGCTGACATTGTTTCATCCATTCGAACCACCTCACATATTTTTTGATTGCTGCTTGGTTTGTTGTGTGTCTTTTATGTTCCGGATATTTTAAATTAAATATTCTTAATACATTTCGGCTGTTTTCATGTTCTTTTAACTGATACCTTGCCAGCCGGAAGCCGTGCTTGAGTGTGTCAAGCTGAAATTCTCTGTAAATATTGATGCTTTCCGGTAGCTTAAAAAAGTCTGATAGTAAGCCAAATTTTATTTTTGCAGCTTTTGTCCTTGTTTCACTGTTGCGGGCTAAAAGAGAATCGTATTTTTTTCTTAACAGGTTGGCCCTGGTTCTATTTTGGCTTATAAGAATTGCCCGTCTGTTCTTCAGGTTTTCTTTTATCTTTTCCAGTTTTTTGTTGTTTGCCATCATTTCGAGTTCTTCGATGTCCGTTAGGCTGGCTTTGCTATGCTGTGCGGTATTTTCCATGCCATTTTTTTGATCCTGCCACCCTCTTTTAGTGGATGGTTAGGATTAAACCTCCTTTCCATTGCCCCGATGTTTTTTAGATCCGTCCTTGTTTTTGCGACTGACTGTCGATCGTGCTTTTTGCTGTATGCCCATTCTTTAAATTTGGTAGCAAATATATACCAGTGGTCCTGAAAAACGAACGGCTGGTCATCGAGTGCCGCTTCGTGTTGATCTCTTATTTGCTGTCCTTCCAGGTATTCCTGCAGCCATGTTTCAGTTCTGCCTTCTACAGAGCTTTCTGCAGACACAATTACATCATCAATGATATGTTTGTACGTATTGATTATATTTACCCAGTCTTTTGTGGTTATTGACAAGGCTATATTGGTAACAGAAAATACTCGCTGGGTGAATTTTGCTTTTGAAAGCATTTCGTCCTGGCCGTTAAAATGAATCGGACCTTTGTCTGCCGTTTCCACTTTGTATTTCATTCGGTCTTCTTGGACGTATTTAATAATCCTTAATATCTTGAAGCCACAATGGTGGCTTATAATTTCCAGACATTTTTTTTTAAGCGCCGGCTGCATTGGTTTCGCTGCCGATGTTTGCTCTATTCCTTTAACTTCTTCTGAGAATTCGTTTGCCAGGTCCCCGGAAACTTTATGGCGGGCATTTCCGATTGTCCTGGCAACATAATCAGCCCTGAGAACTTTGTTTAAATCATGTCCGTGTCTGCGGTTCCAGGCAATCAATAGGTTTGCAATTTCCTGGTCTGTCCATCCGGCCTTTATTGAGTATACACAAAGGTCCCAGTGATACCCGCTGGTTGATGTGTCTTTTCTGTTGTCTTTAACCTGTTGCCATGCTGCCTTAAAGTTTACATCAGCTTCAAGCAGCATATCCAATGCATCTCTTGGCGGTTCTGCTATATTTTTTAGCCGTAAAATTTTTTCTACGGCTTTGAGGTCTTCTTTTGATAGCTTTGACTTGGTAATATCATAGCCGCCTACCGGCGTGAGCATTTCTTCAAAAATATCAGGATCTGAATATTTCTGCCCGTTGCTCATATAGACAGTGACATCTTTAGGGGGGTCTGATTTACAATTCAGGGTTCCTGATGGTCTGAGTATGCGGGCAAGATCAAAAACCGAATCTATGTGCCATTTTTTTTTAATAGCACGTTCTTTTATTTTCAGATGTAACCTTAAATTCAGGTCTGCTGCCTGTTCGCGTTCTTCCTGCGTGTCGAACATCCATATTTCCTTGAACAGCCAGTATCCATGGATGCCGTTTCCAGAATGAACTATCATTGTTGGTTTTAATCCGTCTATTGTTATCAGTTCAACCGCATCGTCAAAAGTGTCAGGGTATTTTTTTCCTGATTTTTGCCCTATGTCTACATCGACATAAAGTCCTGGTATTCCTGCTATGTTGTTGGCGACACATCTTTTTGCAGGTCCATAGTTAGCCGGGCTTAGTCCCACTCCGAAGTATATATCTTCTGGATTTTTTGTTATAAAATCTGCTGCAGAGCGTGTGTCTTGGAACCATGAGCTTTTTTTGTTCATGGCCTGCCATATAAGGATGAATGTGTTTTCCGGCTTGTCGTCGAACATCATTTTAACGAATTCTAATGAGTTCATATCCTATTCCTGTTTTTCTAATAACACCTTCCACGTCTATTATCCCGAAAGCCCGTTCTTTTGATCTTATTTTTAGTCGGCCGTTTGACAGAATTAAGCCGTATTTGTCTTTTGTAATTTGCTTCACTATGAATTTTATTTTTACTTTTTGTCCTTCCATTAACTCTGGCTGGTGGGCTAGGACTTTTGCTTTTAGACTCCTCGTATAATATTTCGCACTCTTTGAGTAGGCTCGATATGATATGAACGCCAGTGGCTGTATCCATCCCGACGAGTAGTTGACCACGTCCATCCACCATATGAAGTGATCCATTATTTTTGTCCCGTCGAGCACAACGTCCCACCGTTGTGCATCCTGTGCCGGCCATGTTCCAAACATTGCTGTTTGAAAAGATTCTTCTAAGATAAATAGTGAGAAAGTTACTATTCCTGCCAGTGAAAGATATATTGCAAATATGGCCAGCCATGTTCTAAAATGTTTCCTCAGTATATATAAAGTGAATTCCGACCATTCAAATAGTTTCACAGAGGTCTCCAGCTGTCTGTAAATGATATCTTAGCGCATTTAATTTCTGGTTCTTCCCAGGTTTCATCGATTATCATATTGACGACAGCATCGTCTGGAATAGTTACAGCTATTATTTTTTCTGCAAATTCTTTTATTGCAGTTTCAATTTCAGCCTTGCTTAATTTCAACACCGTGGTATTTTTCGTCTTCATATAGCACCGATTTTTTTGATGGTTCAAGAATTCCCATTTTGTTTTTGGGAGGCTTTCTGGTTTTGATTTCTTTTTCCATAAGCTTTTTGAGAACACCCGGGATAAGCTTGTCGTCCATGGTTTTTCTATAGTGTTTTTTCCAGAGATCTTTTAATTTTTGAAAGCAGTCTAACCTGCGGTAGCTGTTTTTCCCATATGTATAATTATACATGTCAATAAGAGAAAGCAGCGCATAGCATGTATTTGTTTTTAACGTTTTATTGCATTCAAACAGATATTCTCTGGGGTAAGTCCCTATCGCTATTTTTTTTTGATGGAACCATATCATTTTTGCACAGGTTTGTCTTATGTCATTGGCAGTTACGATTGTTTGCTTTGGAATGTGATAAAAATTGCGAGGTCTTGCTGTTAATTTCTTGGCCTTTTCGAGTTGTTTTTTAGCTATTTTGGGATTGTAAACAATTAGATCTCGGTCGCCTGACCTTTTTCTTAAATACATTCCATGATTTCTTATGTCTTTGTTTATGTCTTTTTTGCAATAATAGTTTGGATATTGTATTGCGCAGTCAACAATATATCCATCAATTGTACGATTTTCTACCGGGCCAAATTTTTTCACATAGTCTACCAGGTTTTCTATTGAAACACTTGCTTTTATACATGTCTTTTTATGGACACAAATTACTTCCCTTGTCGTTATTATGTTGTCTAAGGCGGGGTGGTTTACCGGGAATCTTTTTCTTATGATAATCTCGGCTTCATCGATGTCCTTTGTAAAGATAGGCTTTGGATCTTCCAGAATTCTTCTTGGATCTTCTGATATACCGAAACGAAGAAAACTTTCTGTTTCTTCTTTTAAAATAAAAGCCGCTGTTGAATCAGCATAAAGATTCTTGAGCGGCTTTTGTTTTTTTGGCTTCAATAGATAGTCTCCTAATGTCCCGAATTTATTTAATAACTTAGATGGCGGCATTTTAGAAACCGATCATTTTGATGGTGTTTTCGAAGTTTTTATCCATGGATTCGAGCAGCTTTTTGCCTTCCTCGGTTGTTCCGAGAGACTGTTCGATGACATAGGCTTTGATTTGGCGTTCGAATGTATCGATGTCGCTGAGCTTGCGTTTCCATTCGAGGGCTGTACTTTGGTGAATTTGAGCCTCTTCCTTGGCAGTTCTTTTTTGCTTGCACAAATTTTTCTGTATGGCGGTCAGCGGTGTATCTTTTATGACTCTAATGCTGACATATCCACTTCGTCTGTGTTTATAGCTAACCGTATAGCGGTTTCCTTCTTCGTTGGGCTCAGAATCGCCATAGCCATAGTTGATTTCGTGCTCTATGTCTATAACCGGTTTTACTTCCTTGGCATCAACGTCGTACATTTTTGCAAGCTCAGTTACTTTTTTAACGATGAGTTTTACGGCATGAGGGTACGTGTCTGCTTCCTTGTCGAGAAGTTCATCGATTTCTTTGACTCTTTCTTCGGCGGCCTTCTGTTTTTCCATTTCTTCCTTGACGTTTTTCCTGAGCTGCTTTTCAGCTTTCGCAACGGCCACCAGGATCACATCGTTTTTGTCAAAATTCACGTTTGTAAATACCGTGAGGTCTTTTTCTGTGTTGTTTGACATTTTTAATCCTCCATTGTTTGACATTGTTTAAGTATGCCGGGAGGTCAATGCCTCCCGGCTGTTATAAATTTAAGATAAAATTATGCCGGTTCGGATTCAGGCTCGGTTGATTCCGGTTTGGTTTGAGCCGGTTCCTTGGCGGCAGTGCGAGCCGTGTTTTCCAGGAAAGGCCTGATCGACATTGCATATGCCTTTGTTATTTCCGGGTTCTCTACATCACCGACTTTTTGCAGAACGATTTTTGAATATTCGATGTTGTCTTCATTTTTATCGCGTTCAAGGCTCAGTGTTGTGTATACCGAAAAAACCGGTCGTCGCTTCGATGTTAAACCGACAAGGTATTTTTTGACGTTTTTCAATGATGTGGGTGGTGCCACTATCATGGTCGGCAAAACGTCGTCCTTAAGGACAATAAAGATTAATTTTTGTTCACGGCATGCTTTTTTCCGCCTGTCTTCATGTGTTTCAAATTCGTTATACGGGCAACTCATGCATTCTCCGCCGGGTTCTCCGTGTCCTTCGATACCGTTGGACGAATAACATAATGGAGGATCTCCATGGCCTTCTTCATATGGGCGTTCCCAGAGCTGGCGTGCTGTCTGTGTCATTATGATGATTCCAGTGATTTCAGACTCTGCCCTTTCGCCGCCTTTGGCCTCAATGTCTGGGATTGTCCAGTGCTTACCGCCACCGGTCGGCACTGTAATTTTTGGGAGATCGAAAGCCGAGATGCCATCTGCACCAAGGTTTTGTTCGATTTCCATTCTAATGTCAGGGATTGACATAATGGCGAACTGATCTTCGCCTGATAAAACCAAGTCTTTCATTTACCTGTTCCTTTTTTTTGTTGTTTTTACCTGGTGTTTGAGACTTGTCCCTGTAGGTAGAATTTAGCTTAATTTTAAGTCAGCACCTTCCTTTCTTTTTTTTGCATGTTTTTTTTAAAATATTTTGGGCCGGAGGCTTTCTTTTGGATTTTTATCGATTATGCCTTTAAATTCTTTCGGGATTTCGTTTTTCTTTGACAGCTCCCTCAGCAATGCACTAACCGAGGTGGAGTTAAATCCTTCCGCGACATAATTTTTAAACCCGGTTTCCTTTAAAACTTTGGCCGCTTCTTCTCGGCCTTTTGGAAATTTTGCATAAATAATTTCATGCTGTGTAAACGTGAGCCCGCCTTCAAGCGACAGTGTAGACAGGCTTAAACCTGTGTTTGACTCTACTTCTTTTAAGTGGTTTAGCAATACAGGTTCCATTTTATCCAGCTGCTTTTGGATTTCATCTGTTTTTTCTTTTAGCTTTTTACGGGCAAAATATAACCGTGCAAATTTTTTTAATGACTTTACGTTGACCATTTTTTCTGTGCTGCTCATACCTGCCTTCCTTTTTTTTATTATAGATATTTAATGTTTATATTATTTTTTATTTTAAGGTAGACAGCTCGATGTCACTTATCATTCTTAACTTTGGGTTTACACCTGTTTTTTTGTATTCGTGCAGCCCTCTAAGCACAAAGTCCACCACATCTTTTCTGTCCTTCAATGCTCTGTGTGTTGTTACATCAATGGTTTTATTGGCTATGAAATGATAAAAGTGTGTTTTTCGTTTTTGTCCCGGGCGCCGTAGTCTGCGGCGACTTTGTCGGTATGTTCCGAGCTTTATTCCAGTGGAGCAATATAAGCAATATTTTGCCTGGGTGTAGTCTGCTGATTCAGCTCCAGCATCTATCTGGGCAACAAGTGTATTTTTGTCTTTGTTTTCCCAGAGTTTGCGCTGGTTCATGTCGCCTGACAGTTCAGCTACGGACCTGCCTGTTTTTTCTATGGCGACCTTCAATTTTTTCAACTCAGGTTTAAATTTCGTAAAGACTACCAGCTGTTCGTTCGGCGGCAGATCTTCAGTAAAGTCAGCAACTGCATCTATTATTGTTGAATCGACAATTTCTTCCCTTCCATCATCAAATTTCAATATGCCCCTGGCCATTTGAGATAATCTCAGAAATTTTACAAGTGCATTGCTGACAGTGACTTCTCCTTTACCCCATTCAATCCAGAATTGCTTTTCAAGTTCTTTGTATTTTTTCAACACACCGGGTGGCAGGTCTATATTTATGTAATGATTTTGTCTGTCAGGAATGTCCAGAGCATCGTCGAGCAGGACTTCGTCAGCACATGAGAAGAACCTTTTGTTTAATTCTTCTATGTTTTGGAACCTGAATATCTGTTTTCCGAGATGTCCCCCCATGACAGCATAGCGTGCCCTGAAATCAGAAAACCTTGTGCCAAAGATACGTGGGTTAAGAGCCCTGTACTGGGCATAAATGTCGAGAGGAGAGTGCGGCATAGGTGTGCCTGACAGGTATAGTTTTCTGAGAGAGTTTCGAGCAATCCTGAACGCCTGCCATGATGCTGTTCCGCTTGGAGATTTGATTCTATGGGCTTCATCGATTATTTGCATGTCCCATTTTGTTGTTTCAAGCAGACCAGGCTTCAGTGTTTGTCTGCGTTTCGTCTTTTTGTTGACATGGACAAGCGGACCCAGTGGCGGGCGCCATGAAGATTCAAAGTTTATGACTATTACGGCCGGACCATTGTGTTTGTTTATTATTGCTTTTATTTCAGCTGCTTTTTTTGCCGCTGATAATTTTTTTTCAGGGGCGTATATCAATACATTTCTGCCGCAATGCAAGTCGAACTGTCGCGGCCATACATGAACGGTATTTTTAGGGCATAAGATTATTGTTTTCTGGGCGTTTACACCAGTATTATAATCCACTGCTATTTTAGATTTTCCGACACCCATTTCCCACGCGAGATAATATGCAGGCATGTTTAATAATGTCGGCCAGATTCTTGCCTGGTGTTTCCATGGATCGGTTTTTGATTGAGGGTATGGCGGTGTATGCATAAATGTGCCTTTTTTATAAGGGGAGAGCTTGTTGTAAATTGATTATTTTTTTAATAACTACGGCGTGTTGGCAGAACTACTATTATCAGATAGAATATATGCTTGTCAAGATAAAAAAAGGCACCCAGCGCCGCACCAGGTGCCTTAAATGGAGGATTGCCCACAGGTAGTGGGACGATTATTTTTTATTACAATATATAGTATGTGTCAATTGTTAAAATTTTATTTTATATGTCTTCGTCACCGTTTCTTTTCTTTTCCATCTTGGCAAGATAATGTACAGCAGTTTTTATCTCGGCGTTGCTTACTATCATGTTGTCGAGTTTCTCTGCTACTATCTCCAATGCTTTGCTATGTACTTTGATAAGTGTTTTGTTTTCCATTTTACCATCTTCAAGGCTGTTGATTCTGGTAAAAATATCTTGAAATGCATCTTTGCATTGCGTTCTCTGTTCCATATTGTCCACCTTTTTTTGTTCCGGCCAGACTCTGCGTTTTGGAAGTTTAATAACCCCGAAGATTTGAAGCAAGGTAACTATTATTCCACCTGAACCAAATATGGCTATGAAAATTTCTGGAGAAATCCATTCCATGCTTTAAACTTTTTCCTTTATTTGCAGCGGAGTTATATGATCAGGTTTTTTTATTACCCTTTTGATGGGGTTTATCTTTAACGGAACCATTAACCCTGACTTTTTGTCCTGAACCATTTGAGGCATGAAGCGCCAATCATGAACAACTTTTCCGTCATGCATTTTTGGCAACGCAACCGTTATTTCGGTGTCCGGCCAGTCTGCCTGTTTTGATTCCTGGATTTCAAAAGTTTCTTTGAATACTTCCAGGAATCCTCGTTCGCGTCTTGTGTGATCTTCCTTTGTTCCAAGCAACGATTTTGCCCTGGTCATATAACCGCCGTCTTCAGACGGAATCATCCTGGCGTTAATTCTTTCAACATCGTCCATTGTTGGATTAATGACAACAATTTCGTCTGTTGCCGGGTCGTAACTTTCGAAAGGATGCACACGTCCTCGATCTCCGAAACAGGGGTGGTCGGGCGCTTCGGTAATGGCAAAAAGTTCACCGTTTCTGAATAGTGCAAAAATCCAGTGCAGCTCGCCGGAAGATGTTACATATCTGGTCGTTGAGTATATACTTACATATGTACCATGTTCGTTATATAAAGTTACAAAATTGCTTAAAGAGCTGTTGGTCGATTCATCTTTTGGTTGCCAAGACCCTCCTGAAACTTGCGCTCTTCCAACAAAAATGCCGCACTGATAAGGCGATCCTGTTGAAGTCGCATAGCAATTAGTTTGAAAACAGTAGGTTCCACCCGTAACAGCAACAATGCTCGTTCCACCGCTGGTCTGATTGTTCGAGCCGGTCGTTGTTTTTAGCATTGACTGTGTTACTTTTGCAGCACCGATTGTTAATGCCGTTGCTCCTGTGACATCTCCTGTATGAGCTGCATGGGAAACAGTCGGACTTGTATTTAAAGCACCGCCGCCGGACAGCCCGCTTCCTGCAGTAATGCTAAAATCAGAAATATCGTTAGTCCCGTCAAGTATGGCCATTACATTACCAAAATCAAAGACGCTTAGCCAGGTTGTGTTTGCTTCATTTCTGAGTTTCAGTATATTGCTGTTAGTATCAAACCAGAGCATGCCGGCAAGAGGATTTGATGGTGCCGAGCTTCCCGAGAAACATGTTTTTAAAGCAGCAAAATTGTTTTCCATTGCAGAAAAACAGGTATCCGCGACAGTAGACAGCGAATATAAATCGTCAGTCCAGTTTTGAGACATTTTTTTACTCCTTGGTTATTTTAGCATATCTTTTATTTCTTGCTCTATCTCGGCAGTGTAAAACGATCCAAAGAAAGCTTTTGCCTTGTTTATGTAAAACAGCTCTTTTTCTTTACGCAGCTGTTGCTTAAAAAAGTTTTTTCTTTCATTGGCTTCTGTTTCCCAATCTGATTTTATTGTAATTAATTCGGACGGCCATCGTGTTTTTACCGTGTCTTTTGTACAGTTGCTGCATGTCTTTTGAACAATATCAACAGTTCCTTCAGAGTCGAGCTTTCCTGTGGTGCTGTAATAGTTTATTGTTCGCCCGCAATAATCACATGTAACATTAATGCCCATTGTTTCACCTATGTATAAAAATCGACCGTCAACACGGTGTTCCCGCCGCTTCCATCAATCATTAAATATTGATCCGAATTAGGGTCTGTTATGGTTACTTCAATTTGAAAATATCTTCCAGTTGCAGTTACTGCCAGCAGCTCAAACAGCTCGGCCTCGTTTGTATAAACCCCGGACGATGTGCCCCATTTAATCTTTGCAGTGATCATTGATGCTACTGTTATGTTAAACAATTCTGCGAAAGTTTGAGACAAATCATGAATGTTCAACGCCGGGGGACTTGCAATGCGTTTTTCACCGCTGCCGGTAATATTATTGCCGTCATAGCTTTCGAACGGCTCAGTCAGCACCAGGTTGTCATCGTCAATTATGCTGTGAATTTCAACCCAATCGCCAATCCATCCGGACGTTGTTCTTATTTTGTCGCCTTCGGACAAATCAGTCAAGAAATTTCCCGTCCCTACATCGCATGACACTGTCGTTCCGCCGTTTGAAAAAACTATATTATCTCCATCAATGTCTGTCGCGCTTGGCCACAAAGCTCCTATTGTTGAAGACGCGTCTATAACACTCATTATAAAGTCGCCTTGCACACGCACTGTTTTTGATGACCCCAGGTCTATTTCAGGCGTAGTGAATGTGCCTTCAAGGGCGGATGCATGGTTTACCCTGACGGCATAATCACCGCCGCCTTTATCGAAGTATTGAGTATTGTTATGCGACCCGTTGTTGTAGTCAACGTCGTATGACGTATCAAGAGAGTATCCCGGGGGCACAGCGACCGTAAATGTTGTTGTAATTGGCGTTTCTGAATACAGACCATTATTGCTTTTAGCACAGCAGAATATTTTAAAGCTCCCTGCCCTCATACCTCCAATTGAGTATATGGGCTTGACGTTGAATCCAAGGTATATGGCTGCATCCCAGTCTGAAACTCCAGTGTCTGAAATTCTGAACTCATAGCCAACTATGTCTGGGTCTAATATTGCTGATCCTTTAATGTTTACATTATCTTCAGTTACGGTGGCATATAAATACGTCACGTCGGAAGGCGAGTCTGTTTTTCCCTGAATGGTCCTGTCGATTGTATACGCTGAATTAAAATCTTCTTTTTTCCCAAACACGGAAGCAGATTGCATTTTGCAGAAATATCTTACATTTTCTTCAACCGGATCTACAAGATAGCCGTCCTCTGATTTTGTTTTATATACCCAGTGTCCAAATGGCCAATATGCGATTAAGTTTGTCCGTGATATGTCCCGTAAATTATAAAGATCGTTGATCTGTGCAGCTGTGAGCAGATTGCTGTAAATGCGAACCTCGTCTATGTTGCCTTTGTATGCATCAAATCCGTTTTCCCGGGCACCGATACAGAATCGTCCTGGATTTATGGGTGTTGCCGGCAAGGAAGAAATGTCAAGCGTTCCGATTGATGTATTGTCAAGATATGCAGATATCTGGTTTCCGACATCAACATTTAATACCAGATGATGGAACTCTTCATCAAAGCATGTTTCAACAGTTGTAAACGGTTTGCTGAGGACGGAATGTCCGGCTGCCCCAATGCCGACTTCGAGAATATCATTTGTGCCGTTTGATCTAATAAAAAAATCAGCATCAAGAGATTCATGTTTTGATAATATTCTGCCGTTATTTTTTATCTCGTCTCCAGATTTGAAAAACAGTGATATCGCAAAATCTGTTTCGCCGAGGTTTGCCAGCTCATCGCTTTGATTATCTCCAAAATCCACCCTTTGGTCAACACCATTATAACTGAGACATTTTCCCCATATACCTTCAGAGAGGGCAGGCAATGATGCGCCTTCACGTTCTCCATGGCACGCATTCCCTGATTCATCATTTGCAATGTTGTCCATGTCGATTATCATGAGATAAATTGCAGCGTAATCCCAGAACGGATAAGTAGAGGTGGCCGGAGGATCGAAGTCTATAGCCCAGCGTGTTCTGCTGCGTTCACGGTAATAATACACTTCTTCTCTTTGGCTTACATTTTCGACCGATGCTACAGTATCAAGCGGAGACGGCAATGTTGATGCATGCCATTGATTTGCTGGAGCAGGATTGTAATTGTCGTCGTATAATTCTGCTTTTTCTTCAACTGCCGATATTTGAACTTCTCCGTTTGGCCCCATGCTCGGCTTTGTTACCCTGCAGATCTGGTTGCTCCATCCGAAAGTGCTGTGTGTTACTCTTATAAGATCATGCGGTTCAAGGGAAAGTCCTTTTGAAAATGTTTGAAATGCCCCTACATTTCCCCAGCGCCATCGTTCGAGATAATAATACCCCATTTGTTGAATCTGGTTTATGTTTGAGAGTCCAGGCAGTTTTATACTTCGTTCGCGGTAATCCCCGTCTGCATCCATTGCTGCCTTATCAGGATAAATATATTCATCTTCAAGGTACTGCTTGTCTTCATTGAAATATGTAATTTTGATTGCATTAGGAGTGTCAAATAATGGCGACAATGGTTTTAACGATAGGCTTGATTCGTTGTCACCAGACATTATAATATCATCTTCGTCAAAGCTTATGCCGGTTTCAGATTCGTAGTTTAGATCTTTATATTTAATTTTGAACATATTTTCAGAATAAACGACATTTCCCCTAAAACAGTTTAGAATTAGCTGCAGGTTGTCTACTACGGGTTGCTGGTCTGAAATCGCCATGTTCGCAGTCCAGCCTTTTGCGACTGTATATGTTTTAGCTGACGAGAATGCAGCCGAATCGATTCTGCTGCTGCCTATCCCGATACCACCGCGTGTGCTTGACCTGGTAATAATATCATATGAAGCCAGCGTCGCGTCATTGCTGTAAGCCGTTGTATCGAGGATTGGATCATATAATTTGAGGCCTTCAACTGTTAATGTAATGTCAGGCTTTTTGACAAAAATATCTTTATTGTATTTTAACCGTACGTAGATATAGGCTGTATATCGCAGGCAGTCAGTCCACTCTGGAATCGCGTCTTTCAATGTTGAACAGACATTTTGGTTAGAAGTCCCGGTAAACAATTCATAGTATACATAATCAGATCCGAATTCGGTCCAGATAGTATTGTCCAGAAACAGTTGGTCCACTCCATCTACTTGATGGAACCCATTAATTGGCCCTTCAGAGATTGTACCGATTATGTGTAAATATTTATTGTCTGTTCCGGATGTCCCGATATATACCTGGTTAATCCCAACGGTTGAAATTCCATAGCATAGTCGAAGAGTCGCTTTTGTTGTTCTTGTATTTGCACGGACGCCTGATCCTTTGGTGTCTTCTTCAAAATCAAAATCCTCAGCTGTAAGTTGAGAAATGGCTGTGCCTAACAAAAACGATATTATAAAATATACCAAGAATGTCCCAAGTTCCATTATTCGCTACTCCTGTCAGGTACTCTGCCCCACCAGATATCAACATCCATTATGCTTGGTAGCCATCTGAACCCGCCGTAATTGTCTTCATTTCCAAGAGCTTCACAGCGTTCGTATGACTGGTCGCACCATGTCTCATTTCCGGAATATGTACACTCAGTTCCTTTAAAGACCCATTGGCATGAGGATGATTGCTGGCGCAGGGTTTCTTTGCGCCACAAAACAAGTTCGTTCTGAATTTCAATTTTACATGTTCCTTCTTTTAACTCCCAGTCGTTTACTATTCCGAGAAACATGCTTTGAAGCTCTATCACAACAGCAGATGCGTTTAAGCAAAAGAATCCGACCTCTATGCTTTTTCCACGGATATCTTCGTTTAGTACAATTGCCTTTAACACTCCTTCGACATCGTTAAACTCTATTTCAATGGAATCAACTCCAAGGTCGCCTGAAGTTTCAATTCCACCTATCGTAAAGTCGATTGGTGTATACAAGTTGCTGTCATAATAAATGTCTATGTCAGAATTTTGGTATCGATATGTTGACGAGAAGCTGAGTTCTGTATAAAGAAAAAAACTGAACCCTTCTTTAGCCAGCTCAAGCACTATGTTTGGATCGAATGTTTTCATGTTTTATTACGGCGCCGCGAGTCCTGTAAGTTCAAGTCCTATTTTGTATAAATTATACTCAAACAATTCCCGGGACATGCTGTCTTTTGTGAACCTGGCCCTGATTCTTAAAAACCCTGTAAAATCAACGGTTATAATTTCACCTTCAGAGGGTGCAGCAACAAAATCAATTCGGTCAGAGCCTGCTGTTCCCCCACCGGTCAATATCGAATAGTCAGAAGGACTCGATTTTGATATCCCGTCAAGGTAGACCGTCTGTGATGATGTGCTTCTCCCGGGAATGTCCCAGACATCTTCAGCACCGTCTCCGGTACCTACGTATAGTCCTGAATGGTTGAAATACGTTCCGGCCAACAGCGACAAATCATAAATATAAAACGCTTCATACGCGCCTTTGCGTGCAATGTAAAAGTCCCACAGTGTCTGCACATCGCTGTAGTCAAGTTCGCTGTATTGTACCAGAACATCGTACTTGGCGTACGTGGATTTATAGTTGCGCTGCTCTTTGCCGCTGTCAGAAGTTTTTATAAGAGTCGAGAACCTGGGCGACACTATCAGCGGATAAATCGGGATTGGGTCTTCCGGAAATGTTGCCATTGTTTTTACCTTATTTTAGCAGTCTTTATTTTAGCAGTCTTTATTTTAGCAGCCTTTTAATAGGCTTGCGTGCCGCTGGATTTTTTTCAAGTGCTTTCTGGGTTGATACCAGGACAGCATGTGCATTTCTTTGACAGACTTCCTGGAAACTTTTAGAATCAATTGCCTGAATTGTGATGTGCACATCTCCGCTGGCGCCGATTCCTTTGGGGACGATGTCTTCAGGGCCGGCTTCGCCGAACTGGTAATACCGGCCGGACTTTAACCCACGGCCAATAATGTGTTCATAAATTGATCCGCCGTGTTGAAAGTTTGTGCTTCCCCATTCAGCAATTGCCCCAGCTGCAGCTTGATCGCCGTAATAAGTAGCTCCAGAGTATGCTGAGACTGCGGCCACGCCGAGTTTTCCGAGAAAACTTGCCATTCCGCCCTTGCCGCTGGACCCGAACATCATGTACTGATACAGCATTTCGTTTATGCCGCGCTGGATGGTCCTTAATACGCTTGCAGCCACATCGCCCAGGCTGTTGAACCTGTTTTCCATAAAGTCGAAAAAATATGTCTTCATGGTTTGGTTCATGTCTTTAGCAGCTGCTTCCCAGACGCTTGACATCTTATGCGCCATGGTTTCAGATTTATGGGTTAGCTTTAAATAAGCTGCGCTTACTCCGTCGAGAGCTGAGCTGGAGTCTTCAAGTTTTTTAATTTCGAACTCTTCTCTGCGCCTGTTGAGTATTTCCTCGGCAGCTGTAATGTTTCCAGTCACCTTGACATAATAATCGTAATATCTGTCAAGGCTTTGTTTTTTCAAGTCATATAAACTACTGTCCATGCGGCCGGTAGTATCGTATAGCTCTTCGTATAATTTAATCTGAGGTTCTGCCAGTTCGTCCCGGAAAGTCTGCATTAAGCGCTGGTAATATGACTCTGCTTCTTTTTCAGTGAATCCCCATATGTCAACGGCATTGTCAGCCATTCTGCGAAATTCACCGGTTTGAATTTCTATATATTTTTCCGTGGCCACGCCTGATTTTTCAAAAAATTCTTTCTGGCCTTCAAGGTCTTTTGCGAAGCTTTCGGTTATTACGCCTCTTGCAGTAATTCTTTTTGCCCTGGCAATATAATCTTCCCAGTCTTTCAGGGCATCAGGATCTGTGGGTTTTGTCATCAATCCAATTTTACCCATGCGTTGCTCCAGGGACCATTCCATATACTGTTTTGGCATACGGCCGGTGAGTTTGAACATTTGTTTATAGTCAGTCATCTGTTTTTCGCGGTCCTGCCAGAGCCTGACATATTCTTTATGATTTTTAATCTTTGTGGCTATGTCATCTCCTTCAAGTCGTCTTACCTTTGAATAAAAAACCGTTAACTCTTTGTCTTCATCTGCTCTCCAGCCTTTATTAATGTAGCCAAGTTGCTTATAAAGGTCTTTGTAGATTTTTATTCTTTCATCGTATCCTATCTGCAGCTTTAAGCTATTTAGTGATTGGTCAGAGGACCCGGCTCCAATAGTATTTTTAGATGTGTTGTTTATTTCGTTTTCTAATTTTGGAGCACCTTTCTTATCGTCCCATCCAAATTGGTTTTTTTTGAAATTTTCCCACAACAAAAACATCTGGTTTATGCCGCTTACATAGTCTTTAAAAAAGCTAATTACAGTTTGTCCGTTTCTTTTTATAAAATCGGTCAAATTTTCAAGAACTTTAATTATTTCCGGTTCTGTCTGTTTGTAAAATTCTTTTGAAAACGTTTTGAATGTTTCAACAAACCTGTTCCATGATGCTAATGCAGAGGGGTCTGTGTATTTTTCCATTTTTGAGAACTGGTCGTTAAGGTCTTTCATGCTTGTGGTTGCTATTTTAGCGGCCATTGCGACATCTATTTTGCTGTGGCGTGCGAGCTTGAGAGTGTGGTCCAGTTTTTTTAAAGCTTCATTTGCAGAAAGGCCCCTGTTCATCAATTCTTCGAATGCTTTATTTACATCTTGTTGCGATGAACCGGTTGACTCGCGTGATTTTTCTGATATTTCAGCAAATTTTTCTGCCTGTTTTGATGTCATGTTGAAAGATACAGCTATTTCGTTTAAAGCCTTTGTAACGTCAGATCCGGCCTTAAAGAAATCGACAAGCAAATCCTTAGTAAGTTTCATGATTGATACAAACCCGGTAATTACGAACAATGCCGCAGCAACGAAAATTGTGAAGTTTCCAATTGCTCGTCCTGCCCGTAGAAAAGCCTGCCTGGCTTTGCCGACTTTTGAATGGGTTTTATCAAATTCTTTATTGAGATTTTTTAGCTCACCAGAAAGCATTTTATATCTTTCAGTGCCATATGCTTCTTCTTCCATGGCTGCAGAAACTTTACCCATCCTTGAAGACAACGAACCTTCTCTAAGCCCAGCGAGCTCTGTTTTATCTTGAGCGGCCGACAAGCCAGATCGTGTGCGAGCCTGTGTATCTATTCTTTTCAAATCCTGATAAGCTTTTTTCATGGCACGCGTTTTGTTGTCGACGGCTCTTAAAGCTTCTTCAGGCCGTGCCAGTACAACGCGCTCCATTTTTCGCTGAGCTTTATCAACAGATACTGCGAGCCTGTCAAACATTTTATATAGTTTTTCAAGCTCTCTTTTTGCCTGATCTGATTTAAGGTTTAGATCTATGTCGCCCATTTATTATTCCCCTGTAGATTCGATCAATTATTTTGATGCGTTCAAGGAGTTTGTCGTAATGTTTTATTCTGTAAAGTCTGAAATACGCCGATATTTCATAGTATGGAATGCTTCCAACAAAGCCTGTCATGGAATCGACGTTTCTTGATGGCGACAACTCCCAGAATATTTCGTAAGAACTTTCAAGATCCGGGAGCAGTTCCGGCCGGGTATCCATGGCCGGCACATGGTGTCCCTCGCGTTCAAGGTTTTCAAAGAATTCTAAATGCTTTGCGTATTTTATCGTCCATTTCAGGACGTCAGTGAGTTTTTTTCCGTTTCCTCGATTTCTTCAATTTCTTCAAGTCCGAAATTGCTCGGGTTGTTTGAAGCTTCTAATATTTCAAGAAATAATTGTTCATATCTTATTAGCGCCTCAGTGCCAACATCAACTGTGTACGGTATTTCATTTTTTTCGCTGTCAAGAACACCGTGCCAATTTTTTAAAATCGATTCGGCTGTTATTTTTGCCATTACAAGCGTACGTTTTTTTTCACTTTTTCGCGCACGCTCAAGCGCCGCTTCATATTTTCGTTGTATTTCCCGGTGTTTTGGGTTCCCTGCCTGTGCGACAATCATTGTAATTGGTTGCTCAAGAGCGTTGATTCCAACAACGATTTCAATTCCTTCAGTGGATTTTTTTTCATCTGTTTGATAATTTTCTTCCAAAGACTTGAAGTCCATTTTAATGTCTCCCCCGTGTAGTAGTGGCCGGGCACCGCACACAGGTCACCCGCACGGGGACAGGTGCCCCGTGCTTGGTGCCCGATGCTTTTAGCCGGACCGTGTAATTTTTATCATGGCATCTTCGGTTGCGTCACGAAGTGCCCGCCAGCTGATGTTTTCAATGATGTCTGAATCCTGGCCTGAGTTCGAGATGTTTTCAGTTTCGAATTTAACGTTCGGAAACAAAACTGTGTAAGTGTTTACACCGTCAGTTAATTGAAACGAGATCTTGGACGCTGTTCCTGCCAGAAATTTGTCGAATAATCGATCGCTTGTGAAATAGGCGTTAAGTGTTCCCGTGATGTCCATTTTACCTATGCCGACATCTGCGAGTGTATTCGAACCTATTTGAGATACAGGCCGCAGGTTGTTGTTGATATTGAACGACAGCTCCTGGATATAAATACCGGTAAGCGTTGTCAGGGGCGAGCCTTCCTGAAGGCTGGCCACATCAGCCATGCAGTTGATGATATCGTTCGTATTGGCCGCTGATACCGAGTTTGCATTAGAGGTCTGCTGAAGCGTGGCAGTTGACCCCATGAAGTTAAACCCGCCTGTGCAGATAGCACCGGTTGCCAGATTCAGGTTGAACGAATTAACAACCATGCCTGTATACAGAAAATATTCGTCAATGTCGAGAAACGCTTTTTCGATTGAGTACGAATACTCTGTGGTGCCGTTTTTAAGCACATTCGCTGCCCACGTGCCGAACAGGGCTCCCTGCAAGAGCGTGTCAAACGTCCCGTAAGACAGCTCGAATTGAAACCCGCCGTTGTTTTGACGTGATACCTGGACAAGATCCGTGGTCATCCTGTCGTTTCTGATTTCCCTGGAAACAATGTTTTCAACCGACGCGTTAAGATCTTCTTCCGTGAATCTGATTGGAGTCATGGTTGGTGTGCCGGGAAGTGAGTTCCAGGTTACTTCTTGTATGTACCGCAGGGCGGCACGGTTTGAGTCACTCATGTTGCCCTCCTTGGGATATTAAAACAGCTCGTCCCGCTGAAACGGGACCGTCATGTTAATTACATACCAGTTTTCCACTTCCCCAATGTCGGTTATTGCTGGACTGCGGCATGTAATCCCTGAAAATTGAGCGTCCCTGAAGATGGCAGCGGCCGTATCTGCAATGGCCTTGCCGTTTACCGTCCCGGTGCCTTTAGGAACATATACATTTACCGAGATCACCCCGGTAGTTCTGTGAAGTTTATCATCATCGCCAATGCTTGCGCGCCTTGAATCGGCGATCGTTATGAATAATTCGCACCATGTTTCGTCATCGTCCGGTACGAATGTGTCGACATTAGCATATTTTACCTGTACGGCCGTAAATAGCGTGCCGAACCGGTTTTCGATTGCTATTTGATCTGCCTGCGCTGTCATATTTTAAACGCCCTTTTTACAGCTTTTCTGCAAATTTGTTTTTTGCGTCCTTCAAGGTACAGTATGGCCCTTGAGAATGTGTGATATGGCGGAGATTTTGGCCAGCCCAGAAGTTCAACTATCAGCGCGTGCCCAGCGATATTTCCAATTGATATTGTCTTGCCGGGGAGTCTCGTAACCAGACCTTTGAGTCTGCGTGCCAGTTTTTCTTTTTCTGATTCTCTGAGAGAGGCTTTGGTAGTCTGTGACATATGACCAGTATTAATCGGCTCTTTTCTTGGAACATTTCCAAGCTTTTGCTTTGTAATGCCTGCCGTGAAACTTCTAATGTATTCACCTGTTTGTATCGGGCTTATCCTGGTCAGCACACCAGCTGCTTCTTCTGCCAGGTCCTGCATTGAATACTGCAGGGCCCGTTCGATCTTTTTCTTGTCTTTTGCAAATATATCTTTTGCCATGTTAGCGCCTGATCTGAAGTATCCAAAGGGCTGCCACCGGGTCCTGCTGAATGCCAATGACGTTCCAAACAATATTGACTATTATTATCTGATCCTTTAATACCGGGACCGGGGTTAGGTCGTTTACCGGAATAAGCACTTTTCTGTCATTTGCATGCACGGTAATTCCATCAATATCCCGTTGGCTGTATTTCGTCAAGATTGCATTTACGCTGTAGGCTGTGTCAGAGTCTGTAACCTGTCCCGTTGCTATGTTGTAACTTACTGATTTTGATGTATAAGTTATTGCAGTTCTGAAGTCTGACATAGATGCAAAAACTTGCTGCACTATATTCTGAATATCAGTATCAAGGCTCATTTTAGACCCTCACGGTTGTTCTTTGTCCCGTACCTTTGTATGCCGCATACGGCCGCACCATGGTCCATACAGACGGCGGCATTAATTTTTTTGCTTTTGCCTTGTCGATTGTGAGTGATATTACGTCTACTTTTATTGACTTGAATCCCATCAAGCCCCGGTTGGTTTCCAGGGTGCGGTCCTCGGCTATGAGGTACATGGCAAATTCCGCAGTTGCGCGTTTCAAAAATACCGGAATTTCGTCTGATTCAAGCAGGTATCCGTCGGGATCTGTCACATAGTTTCGTGGCCACCTGAGCGCCTGTGCGTCTGTTACTTTTATTCCGTGCCAATCACAAATTTCATCCAGCAATCTTGTCGCCCAGATCAGGCCGGCCTGTTTTTCAGATCCTGATGCGCCTGACCAGTCAGACTTGTGCAGCCTGTCAATAAAATAGTCCTCGGCTTCAGATATACTGCAATAACTGTTTGCAGACGCTGATCCGGCCGTTGTTACCAGTCTGGCCATAGCTCCCCCTTTTATTCTTCGGAAAGATCCTTCATTTCAACTTCGAATGTGCCCCATACAATGCCGTTTATATTGTCGGAATCATATGCAATTATTTCCGCTGCAATGTCCATTCCTGATTCCGTTATTGCTGATATGAGGCCCATTTTTAAGATTAAATACCCATCTTCGCCATACGTAGTCCAGTCGAAAGCATCGGCATAATCTTCAGAACTGTATGTTGTTCCGTCATACCTGACCTCAACTTTTGTGAGCGACGAGATGTCCTGCGCCACACCGTCGTTAGACAGCAGCAGTTTGCTGGCATTGTCTTTGCCAATATAAAAAGTTTCCATTCCTGCCTCCTGTTATGACAGCGTCCAGTCCAGGTCGCCTATCGCGAATTCAACATCGTCATCTGTTGTGACGGCTTCGCTGCTGTCAAGTGATGCCCAGCATATTAAATTCCCGGCAGTTAATGCAGAGCAAATAGCCACATGTGATAACGTTCCCCAGCTGCCGGAAGGTGTGTCAAATTGAATTAAGTGAGTATTGTCGAGGGCGCCGCTTGCCGCAGCGTCCCAGGTCGGTGAAGAGCCGCCGTTTTCATTTACGATTTCTCTGAGATACCCGTTTCCGGACGGTTCCTTGGCCGTAATGTCGGTGTCAGCATCGACCGGTGCTGATGTGCACAGCGCGACGTAGGTATCGGGCTTCCCGGTTCCAACCGTGATGTTTCTGAAAGCGCGGTTCAGAAGATTGTGCGCCCAGGTGGTAGATATTACACCGGAAGAAAATTCAATATCAACTTCCTGTGCAGCGATTTTGGGAGTGTTTCCGTCGTAAACAGTTTTTGCAGTTGAAAGGCTGCCGTGGGCCAGCATGTTGCCGTCAGTCTCAGCATCAAAAATAGCCCATACCGACAATTCACCCCAGTTTCCCCCTGACGCCGGTCCGAATGAAATCTGGGCAGAATTTTCAACTTTTCTGCTGGATGCTGCATCAAATGCAATTGCCTCTCTTGCATAGCCATCTCCGGACGGCTCGCCGGTTAGACTTTCATCGTCAACGCTGGTTCCAAGACCGATATATACAGTGGCCGCCGGTGTGTAGTCAGCATTGAATATATGATCCAGGAGCTCGTTTTCAAGATAATCAGAAATAGTTCCCATTTTATGCCTCCGATATGGTTTTTTCTGGTGTTGCGATCGTTATACTGTAGCCTGATTGTGCAACAATTGTCAATTCACCAGTGCTCGAACTGATTGCATATGTAGTTTGTGGTGTTATCGCCGTGTCTTCAACCAGTCCGAGCATCGTTGTTAAAAGGTTGAAATCAGACGTTGTTGTTAAAATATTTCCTGTTCCTGACAGTTGCCTTAAGATTTCAAGAATTATATTGGAAGTGCTGCTTAAAATAGAACCTGTTGCTGACAATTGCTTTAATATCGATAAGATTACCGATGATGTTGAAGATGACATTGCACCGGCTGCTGCCAGCTGTTTCAAAATAGCCAAGGCCGGGCTCGAAGTCGATGTTATTATATTTCCTGTTCCGGACAGCTGTCTCAGAATCTCTAAAATTGGATTTGAAGTTAGCGAAACTACTGTACCGGTGGCTGAAAGTGGTCTTTTTATCGGAAACCCGGGAATAGAAGTGGATGTTATTATACTGCCAGTGCCTGACAGCTGTCTTAGTATTTCCAGAATTGCCGAAGATGTAACCGTAACAATAGCACCGGTTCCTGACAGCTGTATATTTAGAGTAAGCTCAGGGGCTGATGTTGTCGTTGATATTGCGCCTGTAGCTGAAAGCTGTCTTAAAATTTCTAAAATAACAGACGATGTGATTGTTGTGAGTGAGCCTGATCCTGAAAACGAACGGTTGACAGATAGCGACGGTCCTGACGTAACAGTAATAATTGTACCAGTACCTGACAGGCTTACAGCAGTTGCCGGCAATGCAAAACTATCCGCAAACTCCCAGTAATCGTCAGCGGATACTGTGTTATCAGTAGTTACAAGCCATCCGCTGGGAGTCCAGACTGTTTCGTATCCATTGCCGTATTGCTGTTCTTCTGCCATTTACTTCAGCTCCAACCATCTTTTTATATCAATGTTGTTCTCTCCTCCAGTTACAAGACCCAAGATAAGAAAAGAACCAACAAGAAAAGGAAAGCTTACAATGACCAATATTCGTTTAAGGTTTTTCATTTATCCTGTCCTCAATAAAGGTACATGAATCGGAGTGCCGAAGATTGTCGGGATTTGGGGAGTGTTGGGGTCGGAGGTGATGAAGACTTGATCTATCCAAATGTCTTGCCCCGATCCAGTACCATAATCAGTTCCAAAATACATAGTTCCAGAAGTTATACCATCCCACGCATTGGCGATTGTGTCTGTTCCTTCTGATATGTTATTTATAAAAAGTTCTAATATACCGTCTCCGTCAGCATCGTCCCAATCCATTTTAATAAAATAAACAGTATTTGTAGAGATGCTGATTGATCCTGTAACTGCTTCAGTTGTTGACTGGCTCCTATATTGAGCAATTATTACTCCATTGCCGGTAGTTAACCGTATATAATCATCAGCATCTCCAAACCCCCAAAAAGGTGTATAATTAGCTACGGAAGCATTAAAATTAATTATCATTGAAATGCTTCCTTTTTTGGGGTTTATTATGTTGCTTGATGTAACTGTTATAGAAAAATAATCATTAAAAGTTCCACCAGAATCGAACCCATAAGTGCTTACAACCACCGCATCTGTATTTATTGCGGCTGAACCGTTAAGACTGCCCTCAACTACGCTTATTTTACAAGTCTTTCTTATTGTTTCAGTTGCACCTTCAAAATCCAAGTAGCAAAGTAAATCAGTATGAGCAACATCCGTATTAACTTCTCCATTGCCTGTGAAATATGCTGTGTTGGGCAGGAGGCAGCCGTTGTAAAGTTTTACTTCGTCAATATACCAAGCACCATATGTATTAAATGGAGTAATCCCAATTTCACAAATGGAAATAGAGCCAGCCCAAGTCATTGTGCCATTTACTGCCCCTATAATTTTTCCGTTTATACTTGCATACATTACCCCTTCTGTTGCATTCAAATGAAGACCATAAACATTAAATTGTTGTAATTCATTACTGGTCATAACAGGAGATATTATAGACTCATTCAAAGAGCCTAATAAATTACGAAAGTATACTTGATCTCCTGTATCATTAAAGTCTATCTGCACATAATCCCCACCACCATAAGCGCCAAATAATCCTTGATCTCCGTCTCCCACAGAAAAATTAGCTTTTGCGGTGATTAAAATTGTCCACTCATCTTCTGACGAAAGATCGTTTATGGCATTATCCCCACCGAGCAGATTAATACCATCATCAGTTCCATTTAAAAGCAACGATGTTCCTCTAACTGCATCAGAAGAAGATTTGTCTTCAGTATTGTCTCCACCAACTAAAGCAACACCACTCCCAACTGTTGCAGATATAGTCGTACTCGCCGCATTATCATCACACTTCCAATGACCAATCAAATGCTCCGTAGCACTTCCAACCGTTCCTGTTCTGATGCCCCAATTAGGGAGAACAACGGCGGGGAAGTACTCCGTTTGCGGAAAGGTCAATTTTACCACATTGCTTGCATGATCTATCCATCTTGCTAAATCAGCAGCAAAGCCGTCATCTGAGTTGAGAATATCAGGGATATTTTGATCTGTAACCTCTGAACCTGTATTGATGGTTGCATCTTCATCTCCATCAGCAGATGCTTTTATATGTGCTCCGATTGCGAGTCGATCATCTGCGGAGAAGATACCACAGGAAAAATTGTCAATATATGGATAAAGGGAGGAAGAAGAATCAGCCCTCATTCCAGCATAGCCGCCGGACGAATAATAGTTAGCGAAACCGCTAATATCAAAAGCTTCTTTAAATACATCATCAATATAAAGGTGTAATGTATCTCCAACAATTTTGACCATTATTTCATAAACGCCTGCCGGATATTGAGTTGTATTTTCGTCTTCATAGGTAAAATTTGAGCCATTCCATGAGCGAATTATTATATTTCCACTTGTCCCAAAATAAACACAGTATCCAGTATCATTGACTGCATGATATCGACAGAAAAGACCGCATTCCGCATTGCTATCAACTTCATTTTTAACATCAGCTTTCACCCAATGATCATCACTCAAAGACTCAGTATCATAATAAGCCATACAGTTGTCCCAAGTAGTTCCTGCTTTTGCTTGCTCATTATCAATAACAAAATTTTGAGAGCCAAAATTCGCCCAATCAGAACCGAGAACACTGCCTACGCTGAAATCATCGGAGAACTTTTCATTGGCCGTATATTGACTCCCATCATACTGCTTACCACCTTCACGCTCTGCGGAGTCGATGATCCAACAAAGAACCATTTCATGCGTTCCTGCATTTATTGTTCCGTTATACCAATCTGACTGAAGCTGAGTCGTTGTATGATATTTCCTAAAGAGAGAATCATCTGTATGATAAACATCTATCATCATTAAATTCACCTCGTCTCCGAGCATAGCATCATAATCATCTTCATTTTCTTCAACAGGATTACTGAAACCAAGACCAAATCCCACACGATTGCCCGAGGATGAGTCAAGGGTATGGTTTGCATTACTAACCCATTTAACATGCTGAATAACTCGATCAGGATATATAGTAAAAATAACTTCAACTGTATCATCACTGTCAAGAACGGTTGGTGTTGTATCATAGAGATTGCAGGCCAA